CGAAAGGATCCACTACGGCTTCTATAAGCTAGTAGAAAATATTATTCATACGTTTAAGTTCTACTACACCGAAGTTGACAATATAGAAGACCTAAAGTATGAAGTGATCTCGTTTCTTTTACAAAAACTAGACCTCTACGACCAATCCAAAGGAAAGGCCTACTCTTATTTTGGGACTATTGCCAAAAGGTATTTAATCATCTATAACCAAAAGAACTACAAGAAGCTTGTATCTAAAGCAGACATTGGAGAACAACACGACGATAATGCTTTGGTCAACTCAATTCTAGTAAAAGAGCCAGAACCAGAGCTAGATAAGCTAGATATAGTCGAGCTTTTTATCAAGCATGTAGACGACAACTTGTTTGAGTTATTCGATAAACCTGAGGAGATCAGAGTCGCTGATGCAATCCTAGAGATCTTCAAGAAAAGAGAGAATATAGATATTTTTAACAAGAAGGCTGTCTTCATCTATGTTAAAGAAATGACTGACACTCAGTCTAATACGATCACCAAAGTGATCAAGAAACTAAAAACCATCTACAAGACCATTCTAGACAACTACCTTGAAAATCACGACTTTTAATATTTATTCTAAAAGTCATGGAACTAGAAAAAGAGATATTCAAAGGCAAAAAGATAGCCGATCTAGTCGAAGAGGTTTACAACAAGCATAAAAACCAAGACTCTACCATTAAGCAAGAGATCATGAGACTTGCTGATATGATCGAGACTCCTGGTGATGCTATTGTAATTGTGCCTCTTTTGAAAGGATTCATGGATTCTAGCCTCAAGAACGACGAAGTCTTGATGAAACTCCTACAGCTTTTCCAAAAAGCATCGGCAGAAGCCAAGAAAGATGGTGTCGAAGATTCTGGCATTTTGACAGAAAAGGACATCGAGCAGTTGTTTTCTGAAGTAAGTAACATTAAGATTAAAGATCCTAAACAATTACCACAAGCATAATGTCAGACGGATATATTTTTGGTAATAAGTTTGACTCCAAAGTTGGTAGATCTATCGGCCAGTATTTCCAAATTGGTCGAGTTAAGTCTATTGTGTTAGGACCTTTTAAAGGAAACACTCAAGAACGTGATCCTGATTACGGAAGCCCTATTGATATAGGAAAGATCAAATATGAGCTGTTATATTCTACTTTAGGAACCTCTAAGTCTGGTGAAGTATCTGAACCGGCTTGGCCAATGTTTAACTTTATTAGGCAGTATCCTGTGGTTAATGAGATAGTGCTTATCATGGCAGGGCCTACTGAGAAGTTGAACGATCGTGTGTCTAATCAGCAATTCTTCTATTTTCCTCCATACAGTTTGTGGAATCGTGCTAATCATGGTGCTTTTCCAAACATGAGTGAGTATAGTAACTTCTTGAAACAGTCTGTTAATATTCAAGGGTATTCTGGAAATGCTGTAACTGGATCATCTCTTCCTTTGGGATATACTTTCCAAGAGAATCAACAAGTTAGAAATTTGCAGCCTTTTGAAGGTGATACAATACTACAAGCTAGATTCGGTCAATCTATCAGATTTGGATCAACTGTTCCTGTTCTAAAAAGAGATAATACATGGTCTAATTCTGGAAAGAATGGAGACCCTATAACTATTATACTAAATAGTCAAAGGCAAGAAAACCCTGGACTAAAGTTCAATAATATTGTAGAAGACATAAATAAAGACGGCTCTGCTATCTATATGACCTCTACTCAAGAGATCTTTTTAGAGGACATAAATAACTTTCCTTTAAACTCTTTTGGAACACCAATCACAGCAATATCACAGCCTACTCTAAGAGTTCCTAAACCAGCAATATCTAATGAAGTAGTTTCTCCAGCACTACAAGACCAAGCAAGCATAGGATAATATGTACAGACCAGTTTTTCCATATAAAGGCAATCAACTCATTTTAACTTCTGAAAGAGTTACTATTCACTCAAAAACAGATGCTATCTTTTTGTTTGGTAAACAAGCAGTATCTTTGTCCTCTACTAATACAATTAATTTAGACGCTTCAAATAAGATTATATTAGCAGGCCCTGTTATTGAACTAGGAAATAAAGCAAAAGACCTAGGTGAACCTATAGTTTTAGGAGATACATTAAATAGAAAACTATTAGACTTATTGGATGCTTTAAGTTTTATTTCTACAAGAATGGCACAAGCTTCCACATCTAATCCTGGTGCAACTGCCGAATTACTACAACAAGCTGGATCTTATCTAGGTAATAAAGTTAATGAACTAAAAGGCCAATTAGAGCCAGGTTTATCAGAAATACTATCTAAAAATACTTTTACTAGATAAGCATGTCATCTACAAATAACAATATTAACCTCAATACCACCTCAGCAAAAGGTTTAGAAAAGGCTATTGGTGTTGTTAGTAGATTCTTTATAAAAACTCAAAGCAAAATAAATGAGATTTTATATGGTAAAGCTATATCAAAAAGGCAAGATGCTAACTTAATAAAAAGATTGCTAAATAAAGGAATTATACCTTTACTAGATAATGTAACTTCTGTAGATCTTTGTAACATATTAAATTACGCTGCTAATAATATACCTGATGCTACAGATGCTAATGGTAATAAAATTGTTTTTAATCCAAATAATCCTCCTCCAACTAATGATGTTATAGGTAGAAAAAAATGGCAACTTCAAAAAACCGCATATGATGTTCAACAGTTTATTGATGAATATTATAGAGAGTATTTAGATACAAATAATCCTCAAAGTAGAGTTGGATTATTTACACTACTACAACAAATTAATTCATCTTTCTCTTCTGCTGTTAATCAAACTCAAGCTGGTTTAAATGACCCTTTAATAAAAGAGAATTTTCCTCAAGCTTCTGTAGCTAGTAATTTTTTACAAAATGCTTTAGGTAAATTTAATAGATATACTGATGTCAATCAAATTACTCCTCAAGAGGTCCAAAAGCTAATTGATTTAGTAGACAAAGTTAGACAGTATTGTATTATTATACAAGCTTTTAACAACCCAAAAAATTTAGTAGGTTTAATTGATAACTCATTAAATAGTGCAATTCAAAGAGAATTATCCGATATATCTAAATTGATCATTAACCCTGATAAATTCTTTTCAGTTTTAAAAGCTATAATTAAAACAGTAAACACAGTTAATAATATTAGTCAAAAAATATTAGGCTTTATAAATACTATTCAAGCACTAATTAAACTATGTATTGGTATAGTCTTTTTGTTTGGTATAATTATTGGCTTCTTAGTACTTTTACCAATTCCAAATATTTTAACTTTCTTAGGACTAACAACAAAGTTTGCAGATACACTACAAAAATTAAGAGCTTTACAACAAAAACTACTTTCAAGATTAGAACAAATATCTGCAGTTTTAAATTTAGCTGCTATAGTAGTTACTAGTTTGGTAGCAGGAATACAAAATATTATAGATAAATTAAGAATAATTCAACAAAATTTAGAGAGTTGCACTAATAAAAATGAAGACTTAATTAATGAATTTAAAGACGCTATTAATAATTTAACTAATACATCCCAACAATTAAATAACTTCTTAACACAGTATAATAACCAACAAACAAAATCACAAACCCAATTTGGTAAATATACTATTCAAATAGTAACCGAGCAGGTTGTAGATGAGGGAATAAACCTAAGAAGAAGATATGGTATAGCCAAAGATTCCAATGGGTTTGTTGTTGTTCAATCAACGCCTACTTTTGCATCTTTAGACCTAATCATAATAAATGAAGTAAAAGCACTTCTTGTATCAAAAGGATTAGTAAATGCGAATGTAGCCGGACTGTCTTCTGAAGAACAGGTAATTATTTTGGACGCCGCAAGATTTCTTGGAGATGATGAAATAGATCTATCAAATATAGAATTAAATACCACGGATATACAAACATTACAAGAAGACGAATTAGGTTTAGGTACTTTTGTTAATAATTTACCAGGAGGAAGGGCCTTGAGAAGGAAAGTCCGCCAAAAAATGCTTCAAAACTATCAAAAATTAGGAACTGATTTAAAATCAACAGATCCGCAAGGCAGATTCTCTTCTGGAATAATAAAACAGCAACAGTCAGAAAGAAATAAACTAGAGATTCAAGTTCTAGAAGACAAAATTGACGGCTGGAAAAAGGAAATAGCTCTTGCAGCAACTCAAGGTCCAATAGGCCTAGTTGTGGTAAGAGATAGGATTAAAAAGATCAAAGACGCCGAGAAGAAGATTCAAGAATTAAGACAAGGATAAAATAACAAGGCAAAATATTTATAAGATATGGCACAAATTGATGCACTAAGAAAGCTAATCCGTGAAGAACTTCGCCAAGTTCTAAAGGAAGAACTCCCTAAAATTCTTAAGGAGGTACAAGCTCCTGTGGTAAAAGATCCTAAAAAGGCTCTTCAAGAACAGGTTAAGGCTAAAATTCCTGGTACTTTAAACACCCAGGCTAGTAAACCTCAAATAAAGTTTGCGTCTAACAACCCAATGGCAGCTTTTTTGAATGATACTGCAAAGTCTATGCTTCAAGAAGACTTTTCTATGACCACAGCAGATGTTCATCCTGCGATGGCCTTCCAACCTAACCAGGTATCTGTAGGTTCTGTTGAAGGAATGCTTGGATCTGCTAGACCTAGTTCAAACTTAGCAGCAGTACAAATTAATGAAGTGCCAGACTTTTCTGGACTTATGAGTAAATTGAAAGAGAAAGGACAAATCTAATGGCATACGGATTAAAGAAAATATCAGTAGTAGATCTTAGGCCATCAACCGGTGTTGGTGTTAAAATTCCTTTTGATGCTGAAAATGTATTTTCTACCGTATATACTACCAAAGACCAGACTAAGTACAACTTGATCAACTTTTTGTTGACAGACCCAAGAGAAAGGCCTTTTAACCCTACTTTTGGAGCTGGGCTTAGAGCCAGACTATTTGAACAAATTGATCAGCTTACTTTTGAAGACATAAAAGAATCCATCAGAACTCAGATAGAGGCCAACTTTCCTAATGTGCAAATAGTTACTCTAGATATTATAGGAAACCCAGATTACAATTCAATTAATATAAAATTTAGTTATCGCTTATTAAGATCGAATGAAAACGATTCAGTCACAGTAGCTATACAAAATATGTAACAATGCTTAACCAGGTAGACATAAAATATTTAAATAAAGACTTTACTTCGTTTAGGTCTGACCTAATTGAATACGCTAAGGCATATTATCCTACGGTTTATAACGATTTTACTCAGGCTTCTCCTGGTAGCATGTTCATTGAAATGGCTTCTTATGTAGGAGACGTTTTATCATTCTATCTAGACAATCAGATTCAAGAGACTTACTTACAATATTCAAAGCAAAAAGGAAACCTATATTCTATGGCCTATACACTAGGTTATAGACCAAAAGTTACCTCTGCTGCAACTGTTACTTTAGATGTTTATCAACAAGTACCTTCAATAACTGTAGGTGGAAGCACAAGTCCTGACTTTACTTACGCAATGACTATTGAACAAGGAATGCAAGTAAAATCAAATGTTGATAACTCCGTGTTGTTCTATGTACCTCAAAAAGTAGACTTTTCAACATCTTCATCTTATGATCCAACTACTGTAGAAGTATATACAATCAATGGATCAAATGTTCCTACGTCTTATCTTCTAAAGAAAAGCGTCCAAGCAATATCTGGCCAAGTTAAGACACAAACGTTTTCTTTCGGAGCTGCTCAAAGATTTGCCACAGTTAATTTACAAGACAGTAGTATTATCACTATTCTTGATGCTAAAGATTCTAGTGGTAATACTTGGTATGAGGTACCATATCTTGCTCAAGATTATATATTAAAGCCAGTTCAAAATACAGCAGCTAACTATCCTAGCTTATACCAATATCAGAATCAGGTTCCATACATGATTCAAAAGCTGACTGTTCCTAGAAGGTTTGTTTCTAGATTTAGAGTAAATGGATCATTAGATATTGAATTTGGTTCTGGTATAAACGCTGTTGCTGATACCGCTATTATACCAAATCCTAACGCAGTTAGTGTAGGTTTAACTGGTGGAGGTTTAAGTACACTGTCTAGTTCATTCGATCCAACTAACTTTGTAACTACTCAAACTTATGGTCTTGCTCCAAGAAATACATCTATAACATTCCAATATATTGTAGGCGGTGGCGCTTCTGCAAACGTATTAACAAGTCAACTTACAGATATAGTATCATATACAGTATCAGGAAATACAACATATCAAAATACTATAGTTGTAAATAACCCTGAACCTGCTGCAGGTGGAGGAGACGGTGATTCTGTAGAACAATTAAGATTTAATATTGCGGCTGAATATCCAACACAGCTTCGTGCAGTTACTCAAGAAGACTATCTTGCAAGAGTAATGTCAATGCCTGCTCAGTATGGTGAAGTTGCTAAGGCATATCTTACAAAAGACGATGTTACCTTTAGAAATTACATGAATCAAGATCCAGGCCAAAGAGATCCTTTAGCTATAAGCTTGTATGTTTTAGGTTTAAATGGACAAGGTCAATTAGATGTACCATCACCGGCAATTCTACAGAACATTCAAACTTATTTGAGGGATTATAGAATGTTGACTGATGCTGTTAATATAAAGCCTGGTTATATTATTAATATAGGTTGTAACTTTGATATAGTTATCAGACCAAACTACACTAGCCAAGATGTTGTTGCAAGATGTATATTAGCACTACAAGACTTCTTTAACATAGACAACTGGCAGATCAATGAGCCTATTATTTTAGGAGACATTTATACAATATTAGATCAAGTAGAAGGAGTTCAAACAGTGAAAACTGTAAACATAGTAAATAAGTCTGGAGAGGCTGACGGATATTCTAAATATTCTTATGATATTTCAGCTGGTACTTTAGACGGTGTAATTTATCCATCACTTGATCCATCTATATTTGAAGTTAAATATTTAAACACAGACATACAAGGTAGAGTAGTAACAATATAAAAGTAGAAAAATGGCCGTATATAAAATATTTGCTTCAGCTGATGCTTCATTATACTCTAGTCAACCTGCTAGAAACACAGGACTTGATGAGATATTAGAAGTTAGTGTGAAAAATAGCAATAAACCGTTGAATTTTTTCGTAGATCCTGTACCATCAGAACCACTACTTCAAGATGATCTAAGAAGGTCGCTTGTATTATTTAGTGATAAAGATTTAACTAAAATAAAAACGTACACAACAGGATCATGGAAAGCATTTCTAAGATTATATCTTGCAAATGCAGAAAATTTAACTACACAGTATAATTTACTAGTAGGCCAAGTTTCTCAGTCTTGGGATATGGGAACAGGTAAATTAGCTGACAATCCACAAACTAGAAACGGTGTTTGTTGGTATAATACAGGTTCTTATGTTAGCTCTACTACAAGTTGGATTAATGCTCAATATTATCTAACTCCTGGAGGAGGTTCTTGGACTGGTTCTTTTATAAGTCAATCTTTTGGGTATAGCGATAATAAAGACATAGATTTAAATGTTACTCCTATTGTTAATAATTGGTTTAGTGGATCATTAAATGCAGGTTTTATAATTAAACATCCACAAGCAATAGAAAATAATTCTGGTAGTTACATAGCATTGAGCTTCTTTTCTGTAGATACTCATACTATTTATCCTCCTACAATTGAAATGAAGTGGGATGATAGTTCATATTCTACTGGTAGTTTAAGCGTTATTAATAACTCTAATACTGTTATTACGTTAGCAAATAATACGGATACTTACAAATACGGCACAGACAAATATAAGTTCAGAATTAACGCAAGAGACAAATATCCTGCAAGAGTATTCACAACGTCGTCTTTTTATACAACTAATAAAGCGCTTCCTCAGACTTCTTATTGGGCTTTGCAAGATGTAAAGACCGAAGATATGGTAATAAACTTTGACGATGTTTATACAAAGATCAGTTGTGATCCAACAAGTAGTTATTTTAACATGTATATGAATGGTTTAGAACCAGAAAGATACTATAAGGTACTTATTAAAACAACATTAGCAGACGGAGAAACATTTGAAGTAGATAATAACCTTATTTTTAAAGTAGTTAGATAATGGCAAACGTACAGCTAGTTAAAGAAATATATGGTATAAACACATATACCAAAGCTGTTGATACAGAATTTGAAGAACTACTTCAACCTGTAGTTGTAGAAACAACACCTACAATAACTGTTGATGAGTTCTTTCAATACTATCAAGATCTTTTCTTTGAGATACCCGTATCTGGATCTATTAACTCTCACACCTATCTTGTTGAACAAAGCCAACAATATATAGGAGGATCAGTTTTAGATGCAGAAAAACAGGCACTCATCGAAGAAATTAACTCTCTTCGTCAACAATTATTAGATTTAAACCAATCGTTTACAGATATCAATAGCTTAATATAATGGAATTAGTTAACATAACATACTCTGGTGAAGGTAGGCAGCCTGTCGAATTAACTCCGTTAGATCAGCAGTTAGTTACATCTAATTTCATTAACTCTAATTTTGGTGCTGATGGGGACTATATAGAGTTATTTATATACGATCAACAGAATACACTAATAGACGTTGATTATGATGCGTTTGATTATTACCCGTTCTTACTAAATAATCCACAAAACAATACATACTCTGCTCTAACTCTAGAGCCAGAAAAAGATCTTCGCAATAGAGGGTACAACAGAGGAAATCTTACCATTCAGTATAACTTTTATAAGAAGCTATTTAACTCTCAGTTTGGCACTCAGTATTGGATCAAAGAAATATCTCAGACAAGAAGAGAAATAAAATTAGCATCTCAAGTATTATCAGACGCAGTTATAAGAGATGGTTTTACACAATACCAATCTTACATTGCAACGAAGAACTACTATCCAATATTCTATTTGAACTTTGGTAATAATATAGTTATAACTGCTAACAATGTTGCATTAACAGAAGACGAAGAAGGATCTTATTTACTTATTAGATTATATGAACCCCTTCCTACAGAGTTTGATCTCAAAACTCAACTGTGGATTGTAGATAAAGTAGCTGAATCTGTTAGCTTTAATGTAGACATTCAAGTACAAGTAGATCCTACCCAAGACGTTAATGCTCTTCGTGGACCTAATTATAATGTAGTTGTTAATACTAAGAATGGGCAAACTACACCTTATTATAACTACGATAATTTAATAACAAGCCCAGTAACATCATCTTTTCAAAAGTTACTAAGCTATTATCAAGATAGATCTATAGATATTAACGTAGACTATAGTAACTTCTCTAACTTTATACACTTTTCTAATGCAGAAGAAAGAGTTAGAAATTTTGTATATAAATTACAACTAATAGAATCAGCTAATACTGATTTAGCTGCTCAAAGGTCTATCGTAGGAGGATCTGGTACGTCTACTATTTTATCATCTAGTATAGATGCAATACAGCAAAGAATAGATAATATAGTTAAGAATTTTGATCTATATGAATACTTCTTATACTTCAACTCATCTAGTTGGGCTTGGCCAAAAAGTAGTAATACTCAACCATATGCTTTATATTCTGTAACATCATCTCAAGCTTCTAACTTTTTAGGAAGTACTACTACTGTACCAACCGCAACAACTCAATCACTATTATTTAGCGCATCTTACTATGACTCTACTAATAAAGATGCACTTCGTAATTTTATTCCTCAATATCTACTAGACGATTCAAGTAACCAGCCATATATCACTTTTGTTGACATGATTGGTCAACACTTTGATAATATTTGGTTGTACTATAAAGATGTTTCTAATAGATACAACAATACAAATAATCCTGATACTGGTATATCATTAGACCTCGTTTCTGACGCATTACGAGGCTTTGGTATGCAATTGTATACAAACAGTAACGTTTCAGATAACCTCTATTATACGTTGTTTGGTATCAATGAGGATGGATCTTTACTTCCTCCAACAGGATCAGAAGTAATTACTAACTATGTTACTTCAAGTTTAACTACACTTCCAGCGGCTACTATACAAGATGAGTACTATAAGAGAATATATCACAACCTACCTTACTTACTTAAAACAAAAGGTACAGAAAGGAGCGTAAAAGCTTTAGTTGCTACTTATGGTATTCCTGAAAGTATATTGACTGTTCGTGAATTTGGAGGAAACCCAATATCTGGAACTATAGGTGTTCTAGACATGCCTACCTCTGATTTTAAAGTATCAATAGCAACAGGATCAGCAGGTATTGTTACAGGAAGTTTAGAACTCTCATCATCATTACTTTCTTCATATACTACATTACAATACTATACAAATAATGATCGATTAAATAGTTCAAATGTAGAGATAGGATTTTCACCTGCTGATGTTATTAATGCAAATATTAGTGCATCTCAAGGTTATTTTGATATCAATCAATTAATAGGAGCTCCGGGATATCAATACTCGTCTTCTTATCAACCTTTAGTTAGTGCTAGCAATGCATACTTTGCAACATATACACAACCTAATAGTATTTGGGAGTATATACGCCTGTTAAAGTTCTATAACAACTCTTTATTTAAGTTTGTAAAAGATTTCGTTCCTGCAAGAGCAAACGTATCTACAGGTATTATAGTTAAGTCTCACTTGTATGAGAGAAACAAATACCCTCGCCATGAACCTAATATAAGTTTCAATGACTATTCACAGTCTATTGATATGGTCTCTATTAGTGGTAGTTACGGTGATGCAATATCTGGATCTACTTACTGGGATGGTTTTGTTACAACCCCTTTAGGTCCTGCATCATATATTAGTTCACAAAATATAGAACTATATAACGGTGAGTTTAGTGGATCAAAAATAGTTGTAACTAGTGGCGAAGCTTTTGATCAAGATGAACCATCAAATTTACCAGGAACAGGTTCAGGTTTTATTCAAGTTAATTTAGGAGCACTTTATCAAAATGTAACTTCATCAGTAAGATCTGTTGATTTGTTTGACCTTGATTATTCTTCTGATCAATTGATACCTGTAAACTACGGTATAGTAACTCAATCTATTAGTGCATCTCAAGTAAACAATTACGCTACATACACTAATCCAAATAGTCCATACGCTCAAGTACAAGACTATAACTATAATTTAGAAAGATCAATTATACCAAGGTATCGTGGTTCTAAAACAATCAGTGCTGAATATAATACAGAAAGCCCAGCAAATCAGTCTTATGGTGATACAGCCGCTATCGATAAAATTAAATATCAATATGCGTATCTTGTAGACATTTATTCTGGTTCTATGTTCTTGCCTAATAGATCAAATGCTCAGATTAAGTATATTATAGATAATGATCAAAATGTTCTTGACTTAACTAAAGCGAATAAAAACATATTCACTGTTCAAAACGTGTTTAAGTCTCAAGAGACTACTAACATATCTTTGTTTGATTATGATGAAGCTAACCCATATACACAACAGTTAGCTAACAATCCAGACCTTGAAATATATGAAGGTGGTTGGAGATATCTTCCTATCTTACACAACTTGAGTGGATCAACTAATGCTCAAGTGTTTACATTAAGAATTCCTGAAAGAACAGAAATTCAACAAGGATCTGGGGTATCTCCGAGTTCTAGTTTCTTAGATCCTAACAACTGGTCACTTTCTTGGTGGGTTGTAGAAACGCAAATAACGCCAGGGGCGGCATGTGCTGGTGATAGTGATTTTGCATTTTATGTTTCTGCTTCTTATACAGGTCCAGGTGGAACTAATCCAGGCGTAGTACTCACTCTTTCATCAAATTTAGATATCGCATTTCAAAATTGTGTAGGAACCACACAAACATTTACTATTCCAGTTACAGCAGGAAATACTACTGGAGTATCTGATCAATATGGACCTACTTTAAGTTTATATTCAAATACCGGAAACGGTTCTGGAAATAGTGGATATTTAGGACCACATTGGCCGACTTTAACTGGTTGTACAGGAGCATATCCAGATTGTTCTATATCAATAGATTCTATTGGCACTATTAGACCTGGCGGTGGTGGAGGCGGTACTGGTGGCGGTTCAACTACATTCACATTTTATCAAACTGAATTTAGTAGTTCTCAAGCATGTTTATATTTTCTTTCTCAATCTAATGAGGTATTGTTTAATTCCACAATGTCTTACTATTACAATAGTAGTAATGGTCCTATTACATTTAAATCAACTTCTGATCCTTTTTGGTCAGGTTCCTCACTTCCACCTGCAATACTTCCATTTACTTTACAAACAGGAGACAAAATTTCTTTCTATAATACTTCTTCTCTTGGTTGGGATGAACTATTTGAATATACAATCAAAAGTGTAAGACAGTCTGGAAGTGTAAATAATATAACTGGATCGGTTTTACTTGTAGAATTAGATAAGCCAGTTAACTTAGCATTATTTAATTCAGGTTCATCTGTTCCTACAGAGTCTATAACGGGAGCGCAATTTAGAACTTGTAGATACATAGTATGGAAACACGTACCAGATGAAACAAATGTAATGTTAAGGTACAACCCTAAAGACTCCACTCTAGTTGAAAATGGTCTACTATTCCCAGAGTACATTGACCCAATAGTTAGAGATAATGCAGGTAATGTAGTCAAAGCCTTGAAACAACAGAACTTGATACAATAAAAAACCAAATTGAATATATTTATTTAAAAGCCACTTTCGTATGTCATATTTAAGTAGTACCTCTGTAGTAGTAGATGCAATCCTTACCAAAAAGGGTCGTGAACTCATGGCCCGTAATGACGGTAGTTTCCAGATCACTCAGTTCAGCCTAGCTGACGATGAGATTGATTATACTCTGTACAATCCAAATCACCCTTCTGGATCTGCTTTCTATGGTGAAGCTATTGAAGCTATGCCAATTCTACAAGCATATCCTAACGATACAGAGATCATGAGATATAAGTTGATCACTCTTCCAAGAGGAACAGCTAAGATCCCAGTTCTAGATCTAGGATATACTTCAATCACTTTGAAGCAAGGCGCTTCTTTGGCAATTACTCCTCAGACGCTCAACTATCTTGGAGCTACTTCAACATTTGAACAATCTGGCTACACTGCTACAATTGGTGATGTTAGAACTATGGCATCTTTCAACGGCGTTGGTATCAATACTCCAGAAGCAACTAGCTTAAATAGTACAACAACTATAGGAACTAATGTAAGTAAGACAGTTATCGGAACAACTATTAACATAACTGCTACTACAGTTAACACTCTATTTGGTAATAACACCGCCTTGTACACAACACTAGTAGTAACAGGCCGTGATTCTGGTGCTAGAATCTCTATTCCTGTAACAATCACAAAAGTAAACTAATTAATATATGTCATTTACTAGATTAGATCCATCAGATTTTGTAGTGTCTTCAGACTCAGTTACAGCTCCGGCATGGAGTAATAATGTAACTACGCTTACATCTTTTTTTACAGCGTCGGCTGCTAGTACAGGAAGTTATTATCTAGATGTGTATAATGCAGCTGTAACTTCAAATACATCTTCTGTACAATTTTCTATAGCTTATGGACATGCGCTAGGATCTGGTTCAGCTCCTTTGAATCCACTAGTTCTACAGAATACACCAACTAGGATTAATTTTGGTCAATATAGAAACTTAATCTACGGAGACGCTGAATCTGCTGTAAACTTTGGACCAGGAAATACTGCATCAATCAACTTAATTGCAATACCAGTAGATAGAAACAGATATAAAGAGAGCTTGTTCCCAGGTACATGGAACCTTTCTCTATCTGGATCAGCTGGAATAGTTAAACTAACTGACAATTCTAATGATGTTACTACAGTAAACTATGTAGACGGTGGTCGTGTATATTATATAGTATCAGGATCTAATGGTTCAGCAGCTACTGCTCCTTTGATTACTGGAGCTTCTCAAAGAGGCTTTACTGTATCAGGTAGCTACGGTTTATTCTTACCAGATCTTGGACTATTTGTTTTAAACCCACTAGCTTTGACTATTAATCAAGCTGGTGGTGGTATTGGATTGAACTTATCTTCTAATACTACTAATGCTGCTGCTTCTTTGAATATGACTAATATAGTAACGTCTATAATTCAAGGTGCTAACTTCCAATTAAACTCACAAGAGACTATCTCTTCTGATTATATATTTGTAAGAATTAAAAACCAAGATTATAACTACACAACTAATCCATCATTTATCACAGGTTCAGGAACATTGATCTATTCAAACTTTATCAATAGTCCACAAACTTTCCCAACCACTGTTGGCCTATACAATGATAATAACGAGTTGTTAGCTGTAGCAAAAATGTCTAAGCCTCTTACAAAAGACTTCACTAAAGAAGCGCTAATAAGAGTTAAATTAGACTTCTAATAAATAAAAATGAGTAGGTCATCAAATACACTGAAGACTTCAGATGTAACCTCTGTACCTATACAAGTAAAATATTTTGCTAGTTATAATACAGTGAGCCCAGCTCCTTTATGGTCTAATGTAGGTATTACTTACAAAAGAGGGCTTAATTATACAGGATCTGAATTCTATCAAATACCTGCAGCATCTACGGAGTCATTTTTAAATTATAAGTCTGTAGAACAGTTATATTATTCCAACTATATATCAGGATCAATTCCAACAACTGCTTCTTACGCAGATAATTGGTTACAATCAACAGCAGCATCAGGAACATTTGATAACGACTTTAGATACTTTCCTACTGCATCAAATGCAAGTGTTTGGATTGTAAGTATACCAAGATCAGTATATGGTCAACAAATAGCTAGAAAGAGTTTTTATATGTCTGGTTCTACTGTTGATGGTGTACTATTAAGAAATTGGCAAATTACAGACGATGGAAACGGCAACTTAATAGAAGTTGTAACAGGAAGTGTTGTTAATCAAAAAGTAGGAAATTTATTTTATGCTCAAGGAATGGCAGTGATAACATCACAAGCTCCAGAGTTTGGCGCATTAATGTTTGACAACGCATATAATACTAGACTTGATTTGACTTCAGAACTAACAATGTACCAAAATGAAGTTAGGTGTTTAGTAAATGAAAACGATTTTAATTATACATTGAATCCTAGTGCTATACAATCTGGCACATCAGGATCTTATATCAATGCAATAACAGGATCAGATTTTGATCCATACACTACTACTATAGGTTTATATAATGACATGAATGAACTACTAGTCGTAGGTAAACTATCTAGACCGTATAGAATGCCACCTAACACAGACATGACGTTTATAGTTAGATGGGATTCGTAAAATAAAAACAAATGAGTTACAAAAAGTGGTTATATAAAGATCCAAGTGGATCTACTACGGAGTTTAAGACACTAGAGGATTTTCCACCAGACACTTTTGGGTTCGTATATAAAATAACTAATATATGTGACGGCCGTTTCTATATTGGTAGAAAGGTCTTGTACAATAATGTGACCAAACCATTGACCAAGAAGGAGATCGCGGAATGGGATAAACCTGGGCGCGTCCCAAAGAAGCGTAAGATACAGAAAGAATCGGATTGGGAGACTTATTGGGGGAGTAGCAAATTGATCCGTCAAGACTTGAAAGATCTAGGTGAGGATTGCTTCACTAGAGAGATATTGACACTCTGTAAAACGAAGAAGCAACTAAGTTACTACGAAGTATATTGGCAGATGCACTTGAGAGTTCTTGCCATAGAATCATACAACGATAATATACAAGGAAGGTTCTATAGAAAGGATCTAGAATAAAAAAACCCCAACGATTAAGTTGAGGTTAATTTATGCATGGGATTTAAGGGGTATTTTTACATTTCAACTCCAGAGGAGGAAACAGTTACTTCTTCTTCGAAAGGTTCACCTGCTTGTTGATCTGCTCCATAGGCAGCATTGTCAGCAGCTGTTACATTATCACCATCTTCAGCTATAGTAAAGTCTGTAGCAAAGAAGTCAACAATGTCCATTGGATCAAACCCATCATCAACAAGGTCTTTAACAGCTTGTTTAGTTATTGAGCTAGTAGAAAGCATATTGAAGATAGACTTGTCAGATATCATCATATCTCTAGCTTTATCTACTGCATTCTTAATTTTAGGAAGTTGAGCTTCTAATGTTCTATCAATAAGCCCCATCATACGATCAAACTTCTCTTGTTCAGCACTAAAAGCTTCTTTTATTTGTGGAGTGTTTGTTATAGTTAGTGTAATATAGTCATCTGTACTATCCCACCTATCAATAAAGTCTTTAAGATACTTTTCTTGCTCAGGAGTCTTTTCAATAGAATCGTCATAAAGAAGTTCATCAGCACTCATTTCAGGAAGATTATTTTGCTTCGTCCACTCTTGATACTCTTGTGATAGTTCATCAGTTACAGTATTGTCTACAATATCAATATCAATAGTAGCATTTTTAAGTCTATCATTAATTATGTCAACAATATCTTCAATAGGAGCTAGTCTAAATTCATCGTCTTCCTCTTGTGATTTTACAACATCTTCATCATCAGAAATATTATCAAGAATCCACTCATAAGCGTCTTCACTAGATTCAGGATCAGATAGATCAAATTTCTTCTTAACTTGGCCATCTACAGCTTCTTCTACAGGAGCAACTTGATCATACTCACTACCCATACCATCAAGGTGTGGATCAGGTCCTTTGTAAGGAATTTCAGTATCTAACTGCTCTTCTGATTCTTCTTTTAGAGGATTCAGATCAACATAAGGTTGGAACATACTAAATGGACCTTGATAGTTTTCTTTAAGGTATTTAGCGAGGTTAAAGTCTTTCATGTGATTATTTTTTATTTCATGTTTTTTGCTGCTTTTATCACCGCTCTTACATAGTGAAGTATGTCTCCTTCAGAATATCCACCTCTAACTAAACTAACTACAGCGTTTTTAATACGAGGACCTTGATATCCACCGAATACATCGTATCCCGGCTTATCATCTATACCTGGAAGTTCATACTTTTTATCATAAGGATCATTTCCAGTATACTGGTTACTTTCTTGCGTTTGTCCAAATTTATCTGAATCATAGGACTCGCGCATCAAAGTTTTATTGCGTAAATATGCTTTTAAATTAAAATCTTTCACGCGATTATTTTTTAATGCCTGCGGCTCTTTGTAATTGTGCAACTTCTTCCATTTGCTCAGTAGAATCTTCTATAACGTCAGCTCCATACATACCTCCAGGACCAAATCCAAAGTCAGTAGGATTTTCGATCTTAGCTAGATATACTGTATCTTCTTCAAAAGCATCCTCTTTAAACTTATCAAAAACTTTTCTAGCAGCTTCTTCAGTAGCATGAATGGAGTATCTATTATCTCCATCAGGATTTGCATGTATTACAATGAACATAATTAAATAAATTTATACACTAATAAATATCGATCTTACTTAAATAAACCTTTGATACCGATCCATAGAAGTGTGATAGGAGTTATGATAATAGCAGATATAAGACCACTAAATGCAAGAACAAGTCCTATACAAAGAAACAATCCTATAGAGGTACCAATCACTTGAGCAGATAATTCACTATTGAAAGGTAGTATTGCTATACCTAGAAAGAACAGTCCAAGCAAGATCAAAAATATATACAATACCTTTTCAACAAATTTGACTAGTAAGAAAGAAACTACCAGTGATAATATGATTAATGAAGTAATTAGCATAAAAAAGGATTTTTTCCGTTAGAGGGCCTATTTTACAATATATACAAATTTATTTACCGAAGTCTTTAGGAGTCACAGTAAGCTTGTCACCTATTTCTTTGATAACTTTTATGGCAGTATTAGAATCAATTTCAAAGCCTTCACGTTTTGGGTTGACACGGTAGCCTAGGTCTTCAAGGTGTTTGTGCACAGCCTTTTCTAAAACAAGGCTATTGATGCACTTGTATTTGAATACAGCGAACCAAGGAGTAATAACTCCTGTTGCACTATTGATTTCTTTCACACGTTGAGGGACAGACGTAGTAGTCATACCGATCTTACAAATACCAGGCATACTCTTATTGACTAATACATATACCCATTCTGGCTTCTTTGGGCTAAGGCTAGGATCAAGGATACCTTCACCATAATAGGTAACGTCTTGCCAACCAGGCTCACCAGAATCGGTCAGGGTAAAGGCCACGGCCTTTTCCATCTTACGAGGGTCGTCACCTGTTAACTTGACGTAGAAGTGGGTCTCGTTAGCAGTTATTCTTATCATAGATAACGCCAGTTTCGTCAAATACTTTAACTACAGGGTTTTTGGTACAACACTCTTTAGCTACTACGGCCAAAGCATATTGTTTAGGATACTTGACCAATTTATGAGTAGTAGTATAAGTACCATCTTTAAATAAGAATGTAAGTCTACTACCACCAGGCTTACGTGTTAATGGATGAACCTGGAAATTTACGGATTTACTTTTTTGGAAGAATTGCATATTTCTGAAAGTTTAGATTTTAGTTTTTACGATTTTTTAGTAAATTTCTGTATACGGATTTATAAGTTTACTTTATTAACTACCTTTTTTTTGGTCTTAGGCTTCTTGAGTCTATCAAGGCTAGATATAGCAGTCTCTAATGAAGCAAATACATTAGGGTACGTTGAATTGTATATATTAGCATCTATCCATATAAGACCTAGGAGTTTAACCTGTACTTCGTACCACTTATAGGTACCTTTTGTTACTTCGAGGATTCTGGTTGTCATATTTAAAACTTTTTTGCATGATTATAAAATGAATGGCCAATTGCCAATAGAGATACTAAGGCTATCAACTTGACTTGTACCATATAAGAATACTGATCTATCAATAACACTATGAATGAAATTCCTAATAGGCACAAGATAACGATACATGCTACGACGAATGCTTCTATGTTAAAACCTTTCATGTTATTTACGTATTTACAAATTAGATAAGATTGGAAAATTCCCGGGTGTTAGTGGCCAGTCAACGCGGGCCTCCCTGCTAGGGGCCCCCTATCTACCACAATTAGCCCTTTTGTGGAGCGCTAGCAAGGTGCTAACATGATGCTAACACCCTACTAACATACCACTAGCAGCTTAGTGCGCGTAAGCGTCAGCCAACTGCCAAAGATCTTGGTTCAACGTAAAGTCTTCAATAGGGTTCTTGATAGCCCTAGCTTGACGGTTATTCAGTTGAAAGCCACCTTTGATCAGGTTCTCTTGAACCACGTTATAGGTCTTCCATAAGGTATTGCCTTCATCAGCCTTACGCTTAGGGTTCAACATATCTAAGATCTCATACTGTTCAGGCTTTCTATCTGTAGACAGTCTTAATGCCAATGCTTCTACAGCAAAGTTATATCTGTCTTTATCTGACATTTCTTTCATATTCCATTGACTGATCTTACTAACCACGTTCTTAAGACCATCTACCTTTTGGCTGATCAGGTCTTTAACACCTTGGAAAGACAGCTTAGTGTGACGCTCTCTAAACGATCCCATGTCTTGGTCTTTGATCACCAGACCATTCTCACATACAAGACGGAATAGACCCATCTCAAATTGAATAGGACGTGTACCGTCATGAGAGTTAATCAATACAACCTCAGGCCTTGCTTCAACGTCTCCTTCAGGGTTCTTGATAAACAGTTCAGGGTGTTGGAACTTAACGATATGGATACCCCAGTTCTTACGTAGGTCTACGTTAGATGAGGATTGGCGTACACCTGTCAAGGCATAGCCCATGTCCTTCATATAGTCAACGACTTCGAAGGTCGGGGTGAATGAGTACTTAGGACTCTTGATTGTTGGAGCAGGACTAGTTGCAAAGATAGCCGGAGCTGTACGCTTTGCTTCGTCCATAGAGATAGAGGTAATAATACCTTGCTTGAAGTTGTTTCCTGATTTTGACATAACCTTTATTTTTATTTGATTAAATTTAAGACAATTACTTGATGTTAAAAAATTAAACTTTTAAGTGAACAGTATGAATGATAAAGCCCAGAGTAAATACTCCAGGCTTTGACCAATCATTGGTTGGATCTAATTAGAAGCTAGAAAGCTTAACGGCGTTAGATACACGACCACGAGTCATATCGTAGGCTTCGTTCACGATACGCTCATTGAAATACTTACCACTAATAACGTCAGAAACGTGAGTAGTAGAGAAGCCAGTGGTGTCGGCAACACGAGTGATGTCACCATTACGGAGTTTGCGATTGATGCGGCTAACTTTCTGAGTGTAGCTGAGTTTAGCATAGCTGCTAGGGCGGTTACTGTTCATAACTGTTTGTTTTTGTTTTTAATTGTTTAACAATATAAATATAAGACTATTTTACGAACCTGGTACAGTGGATCTTTATAGTTTACCACTATTTTCTATACGTACAACCCACAGACTCATAACGTTCTCAAGACACTCCATAGCAGTATCTACCACCTCATCTGATTCTAGATCTACAGAGTCAAGTTCAATTCTATTGCCACTAAGACTGAACTCGGCTGTGCTGATATCAATGAACCTATCAGATCCACTATGGCCTTCGAAGTTGGCTTCAAGCCTATCACGGACAGCATCTAAGAATCCATCATAGTTAATTTCGTCAACCAAGATCTTACTACCCGCAAGGATATTTGTAGGAGACTCCACGTGCTTAATCATGCCAACAAGGCTTGACAAAGAATAATGAACACCATCAATCTTTACAAACGTATTGATCTGAGATATAGCATCATAGATAGCTTCTCTAGAAGGAGAAGGCTGTTGAACGGCAATAGTAACAGCATCAAAGCATGACGATAATACTGGGTATTCAACACCTTCAGTAGGATCAAGGATCCACTCTCCAGCACTATTACATACGGCAGGCTTTACTGTTATATACTCACGGCCTTCAGAAGAATAGCCAATCTTTGTAACAATACCATACCAACCTTCAACGGTCTTGCCATATCTGTTAGCGCCTGCATTACCTACAACGACGTCTCCTACTTTAAATGATCCAGGCTTTTCAACAACAATACTAACAGGATCAAAGCATGAAGCCAATACTTGGTATTGAGCCTGATCTTTAGGATCAACGATCCACTCATTAACACCAATACTTATGGCTGGCTTAACCGTTATATACTCACGAGCACCAGCAGCATCAACTTCTGTAACAATACCATACCAACCTTCGATGGTAACATTATACTTGTTAGCACCAGGATTACCTACAACCACATCGGACACATTAAACTTACTCATAACTTTTATTGTTTTAAAATGATTAATAATATATAGAAAAGAATTACTTCAACAAGTACTTAGCCACACAGATAAGCCCTTTGGCCTCAAGATCATTCTTGATCTCGGAATGGAACTTCTTAGGAAACTTACCCAACTTAACCGGGTATTCACTCAACACCTGGTTAATGGTCTTAGCCTCTGACTTAAAGATAGCCAAAAACTTACTAGCCTCGTTCAAGGCTTTACGACTCTTACACACGATCTGGTGGGTCTTGCCCATAAAGTCTGTATACTGTACAGTCACGTTGAAACGGACGTTATTACTCATTTTAGAGGCGGCAAAATTCACGGTAGGATTGTCTTGGAACATAGTAGTTATTTAAATGTTATAAGTAAATATACTACAATCTTTTGACACAAAAAAATCTGGAGTCAACTATTTTGAAAATTCTCTATTGATAATCAATCAGTTATGCAAGCCCTTGGAAGCCAATCAGTTATAAGTCGTTGGTAATCAAACTGTTATATACGTAAATATGCTTTCTAAGTAATTGACTGTCAACTAGTTGTGCGCCGCCGGCGAGACCTGGCCCTAGAACCTGGCTACCCTTTCCTATATATAAACTAACACAAATTGACACAAAATAACACTTTCTAACACTTTATTTATGGATACACATATTTTTTTAGTACCTATTCTTTATAGTAATAGGCTTCCGCCTATCTTATTTGTATGTTTCCAGTTTAAATCCATACCCAGACTTATACCCACAGTATCAATTTTGGCACATTTCTACCAGCATCTTCTCCATTCTATCATATAGATCTTTGTCTTCTATCTTATCTCTCAGGCTTATAAAGTAGTCTACCTTGTCTATCAGGTTCTTTACCTTTTGACAGTGTTCATATTCTTCTATCTCTACCAGCTTATTTAGACTAGTATTTAATCTATCCTTTATATTCTGGATATTACTATTCATTTCTATTTCTTTCTCAGGTGTTTTACTTCAACTTAATGCTGGTCATTTCATACCCTCTTCTAGAGTCTGTAGTTACCTCAGCATTAGGCAGGTGCTTCTGTATGTACTTGATATACAAACTGAGTCTTGCATTAGACTCTTTATTCTTTCCTTTGGTAGTTTCAAACTGTAAGTACTTGATATTAGGATTCTTTTTGATCAAGTCTTTAAGCACCTCTACAATTGTAGCCATGATATTAAATAGGTCTCCTTTTGATGGCACAGCATCAAAGTTCGTGAAGCCCATATCATCTTCATCTGGCTCAACAATCCCAAACTGTACAAAAGCTGAGTCACGTTCTTCATCTCCTTCTAGAACCTCTATCTCTACTTTATAGTAAAAGCCTGTCTTGGTCTGGAACATGTATTCTTTATAGTCTTCATGGTCCGCTGTCATCTTCCAATCATACGGCCTAGACGTAGCTTCTCCTACCTCTCTAAGTAGATCAATTAGCTTCACCATTAGTTATTGATTAAGTACTCTGCAAATCCTTTTATGCTTCCTGCTTCTGGAAAGTACTGCATCATCCTTTCTTCTGATGCTACATTCATTTCCAAGAACTCTACAAGACCATCAACGTCTTTGGCCTGGATTAGACTGTAGTACTCATCAAAAGAAGCATTGTCGTCCATGAACTTGTCCATGTTCCATTGGGCTTCGGCGTAAGCTCTGTCTTCTGATTCTTTCAAAAGACCTGCGGTCTTCTTTAACTGTAGTTGTTCTATAAGTTGCTTCATCTTTCTTTTAGAATAAATATCTAGCCACATTCTTTGTCTTTATGTACTGACAAATCCACACTAATCCAAATCTTTAGTCTGGTCCCACACGTCTAGTAGTGCCCAAAGTGCAAAGGCACAAGCACCAACCCATATAACCAAGAATAATAATAGGTCTATCATTTTATTTCTCCTCCATCCATTTTATTAGGGTATACCTTTATATCGTCGTCATAGAAGTTTCTGACACTACCGTTCTCGTATAGCACAACCTTCCATACCGTATTAACTTGGCTTCCATAGTCTATCCATGCTATGGCCTTGCCGTAGCCTAAAGGTGTTTCTACGTCTATTGTGTTTCTTAGTTCGTGTATCATAGGTTAACTAAATATCTTTTCTTTTTCTTTTAAAGCCACAACTTCACTATAAAACCAAATCTTTCTATTTTGCAAGTAAGACTCAAAGTTATCGACCAACTTTCTCACACTCTCCATGTCCTTGTCTTGTTTGTTGAACACTCCATAGAAATTACACTTGATCATGACAGTTTCACGGCCTTTAAACAACTCTTCTACATAAGACTGAAAAAGCCCTTCTTGTTTCCAATCATGAAGAATATTCTCAAACTCGGAGTCATACTCTGAGTGCCTGTGAGTCTTCTCTAAAAACGTACACAACTCTGCCATATCACTAGGTATTACCAAAGCTATTAAATACCAATCTGCTTTCTTTTCAAGGTCCCAAATTAGTCTCATACTCTTTTGTTTTTGGATAAGGTTGATACTTAGCTCTTAACTCTTAACTAGCCAAATGGCTTACTGGATAACATATTTGTATTTACAAGGTTTTTGGCCCCCTTCGCGAAACCCCAACCCCGCGCTCGTTACCACCTCAACACGATCGTCTCACCCGTGTTATGTGTAGGCATATAGAACTGCATCTTGTGTTCTCTTAAAACCTTGTGAGTCAGTTCTTTCATTCTGTCCGAATTACCGGTTATGATCTTCAAAGGAGGTTCATTCATTAGAACCCAATTCTCTACCACGTCTTGAACGTCGTAGTGTGATACTCCATGTAGGTCTAGTTGTTTCATGATATTATTGACATTATGATAAAAAATCCTACCATACTAACAGTAATAACTATGGTCCAAATATTGTCTTTATTCAATCTCATGGTAAATTATTTGAGGCTCTAGCTTTTCAAATTCCTCTTTCTGCTTCTCTTGGTTTATGTAGAACTCGGCTTCACTTTTGCTGTGGACTATAAGCCTGTCATAAGGTCTGCCTGACTTTGTGAAAGCTATCCAACCGTTTCCTTTATTTAATTCAGGTATCCATAGACTATAACTAGGATACTTCTCTTCTAGTATTCTGTATTGTGTCATGTCTTTATTGTTTTCAAGCCACTCCATATAGCTGGCTCCTTTTGTTTCATAGATCTGTTCTATGGTCATAGCTTTTTTATCTCCTCTTTTACTTCATTCCAATACTCTCTAAACTTATCTCTAGCTGATAGTCCTATTTCTTCTCTTGATCCTCCCCAAATAAAGCCTGCATTATTTAGCATTTCATTTGCTACTATTAACGCACCTTCCTTTGCTCTCCATTCTGGATCAGGTGTATCGGCTACCAATTCATAGATGCGGCTGTTTAACTCCTGTGCTTTGTCTTTAGGTGTCATTTGTTTTCAAATTCAGATTTGTAATAACCTTTTCCATCACTATAGTCTGCAAGTATATTTCCGTTCCTTCCTAAGAAGTTGCCATCATTCCAAGCTTCTTGGATCTGCTCCTTCTCCATTTGTTTGGCTTGTTGAAATAAGCCTTCAAATTGCATTTGTTGCTTATGAGTTAGTTTTAATTGAACAAACTCGTACAAAAAGTTTACTGCTGTTTGTTGTGCCATATTATTCACATTTACATTCGTTATTTAATATTGGGTTGTGCTTACATAATTTAACATTATCCCCTATTGGCATCATATTGGTAAATGTCGAATTACAAAATGCACAAGTGTAATAACCCCTACGGTGTTCAATCCATTTATGACTATTCCAAACCCAGTCGTTCCAATACATTTTTTCTGCATCTGTTTCAGATATTTTGAAAACTTCTTCTTTAATTGGTATAAACATATTATTTGTTTTTGTATGTTTGGTTGTAGTATTGTTTATTTAATGTACGTGAGGTTCTTTTGCCTTACACCCTTCCTTTCCACATCCTTGTTCGTAGAATTCTACTATTGCCTTTAGTTTATTATTTTCGATTATCTGCTCCTTCTCCATTTGTTTGGCTTTTTCTTTCCATTCACTAGGTGCTGCATATCCTGCAAAAAGAAATCTTTCATACAACCAATCTACTGCTGTTTGTTGTGCCATATTATTTGTTTTTAGCTATTTCAATCATTTTTGCTAATACTATTTCATCAACATGATCGGCTAGATCTTTAGCTACATCTGCTATTGGTTTTATTTGAGACACTTCTTTAGCCATTTCTTCAGCTAGTTTTACTCTTTTAGCTACCTCTTGTTTATCTGGTGTCATATTATTTACTTTATACTTCGTAGACCGTATGTGGATAGTATTCAACACAGTATACCTCGATAACATCTAGCTCTGTAGTTTTCTCATTATGAATAATGCTTGTATAACTATAGGTATAATGTCCTTCATAGTCATCAGGATACTTAGTTTCATAAGGAACGAATCCAAGACATTGAGCATCTGTTCCATCTACAGCATAATATTCATCTAAGCCTTTACGTAGATCATCAAATGTACTTGCTGACATAATAGGTTTCCCATATTCATTTAATGCTATGTATGTTACTTTAACTCTTGTTCCCATATTATTTTAAATTTTCTGGTATCTCCGGTCTTATAAGAAGTTCCCACCATTCTGCACCATCATAGTCACCTCTTTCAGCCCATGTACCATCTTCAAACCATACCGTTCCAAATATTTCTTGCAGTCCGAACCCTCTATCGTATTCGAAGTCTAGGTATTTTAAGAACTCTTTAAAATCTTCTGGGGTGTAATTACACTTAAGATCGGCTTTAGTTCTTCTCTGTACACTAGCGGGACTTAACAGACCTTCAGTCCAATACTCATGAACGATTGTAGCACATGACACCGTCTTGTCTTTACACATGTCAAGAAACTCTTCTTTAGCGTTAATCATATTACTTAGTATATAAGTTAATGAATACTCCCCACTTCCACCAAGCAATCTCTAGGTCTATTTGATCCTGGTAGTTATGAACTGCTATTACTGGTAGTACATAACGTTTCCACTTCTCTGTAAATTTGTAACATTGCATAAGGTAAATTTAAGACAATTATTTATTTCTTCTTATGTTTTGGTAGATAGTGTTTCACTTTCTTTTTTAGCTTCTCTATTTGAATCTGTTTGTACCAGTTACCAAGCCAACTAGAAGGTTGGTGGTTTTCCCAATAGTGAAGTTGATCAAAGACTTCTCTATTTGCTTCATTCAAATAATCAATGTCATCATAAGAGTGATCTCCTCTCACGGCTTCTTCCCACTCATCTAGAGTGATCTTAGGTGTTTCTTCATACTTCTTTCGAAGTTGCTTCTTAATTTTTTTGGTTGGCATATATTTGTTTAAATGTTTCGAAGTCTTCCCACCCATCTTCTACTTCAACCAATATCTTGCCATCTTCTGACTTTGCAATACCGCCTATTCCGAAACCTTCACATATGTAACCGTACACGCACCAACCTTTCTCTAAGTCTTCTGCTATATCTATGATTGAAAAATCTGGTTTTATTCCGTGGTGATCGTAGATCTCACACCATTCTTTTGAAAACTCTGCCATATTTACTGTTTTTTATTGGTAGTAACCAATTGTGATAAAAGAATGTTTTAGGTTTAAAGTGATCGTCTACGCTCTTTACAAACTTGTTTACATACAACATCAGATTCATCATCTCTTTCTCTTTAACTCTCTTACCATGCTTACGATAGAAGGCATTGATCTCATCTAATACTTTACTGATACCATGTTGTTTGATATGACCATAAGTTATATAGTAACTAGGTACGTCATAGATCTGGAATGTTTGCTTGTTTTTAAGTAAGTTTGTAGGTAGTTTAAATTTCATCTCAGCCTTGTACTTGTTCCAGAAGCAATACCAAACTGAGCCGTTACCCCATCTGCTGTATATCATTGTCTGTTTATTTTTTTATATCCTTTATAGTGATAAACTCCATCTTTGAATACAGCAAGGTGCATAACTGTAGACTCATTAAAGCTAGCATGTGATATTCTCAACAACTGCTTTTGAATCTGGTAACCATCCCAACCACGCTGATCTTCAGTAACCTTACATTCGTGTATCTCACCTGTCTCTGTATCTATTAGGTCATGGTATAGGTGATTCTTATTCTCGTTTAGTCTTTCTATTGCCTTTATAAACTTAGGATTCTCTTGCATTAAATAATGTTCAAGAGGAAGTCCTATATATGTTCTCTTATATATGTCTTCATCTGTTCTATTCTTACGCCTTGTTTTACTATTCTTAAGACGTTGGTAAGTGTCTTCGATATCCTTACGAAGCTTAACCTTATCTTTTATGTCTTCTAAAGTAAACTGTGTTTTCACTTTACAGGATTATACATTTTGAATTTTGCTAACTGATTTACTTGCTTTATAAGTTCGTTAACTTTTAATTTCCACTCTTGGTATTCCTGCCTCTTTCTTTTATCAGGCTTCTCTTCTAATAACTGTTCAATCTCATCAGTTAATTCAACTACGGCTGGCATAATTAAAAACGTTTTGCTATGTTAATAATTGTTTGTTCGTCTTCTTTACTTATTGACATATAGTTTCCTTTCAGTTTATTTAGAGCATCATCATACTCTTGTTCTGATATAGACTTTATGTCTAGATCTTCTTGAGGTATAAAACCATTATCTCTTAACCAATCAATTGCATAATGAACTACACCTTGCTCATTCATTTTCTCCATTGTCTCTGATACAGTTGTTCTCATATTATTCTTTTTCAGTGTTTTTATGTATTTTATATAAAAGTATAATAATAACGACTAATAAAAAATTTTGCATATCATTTATTTTATTTTGTATTTCCAACTCTTAATTTACCATCTTCAATAACAAGATATTCACCTGAGGTTCCCATGGTATCAACAAAGTAGTATCTACCTCCTGCTGCTTTCTCAGAACCTTTAAGATCAAGCTTCTTCATTTCAGTATGTCCAACTACTTGAATCACACGTCTATTAAGTATGTTCTTATTTGCTTTCATTAAAGATCTAGGTCTAATCCAAACAGGAGTCTGGTATGTATTGTCACCGTAAGGATCCATACCATTAAAGTCAAATAGTCTTGGCTTGTATTTGAATAGTTCATTTAGTTGATCAACCATTGTTTCTACTTGCCAACCACCAACAGTGAACACTTGATCTAGGAACTCACTACTAATACCTGCATGACTGAACACAAAGTCATCGAACTGATAAGCCATTTGTAAATGCTTTCTATTCTCGTCTATGACTTGCGTAATTGATGGAGCAATTCTAGGTTGATATCCTGACGTGCCAGTATTACCAACTTCTGGTAAATAGTGCAAATCGTGGTTACCAAATAATAGTATCACTTCAGTCTTGCGTTCACTAAGAGTTCCTACATTACTAAATGAAGTCTCTTTGTATTCTATAATGTCTTTGAAATTTTGGATCTGTTCTACTCCTGATATATCGAATGAATCGAAGTAGTCTCCCATGAATATAACCCTTTCTGGGCTTTCTTGATCAACTGCTATTTTCCAGTTAGATCTTCCATGCGTATCTCCAAGCACCAGGGTTTTCATAACCTATTTTGTTAAATATACAATATTAATTGATCGTGATAAAATTTATTTCCAAAGTATCTGAATAAGGATAATAACTAAACTTAAGAGTAAGCACACTCCAGTCTTTGCTGATATACCTTCTCTAAATAATACCCAACCCATAATTCCAAAGACAACGATGCCTACAGCGAATCCTAGAATACGGCTTGGATAGATCTCTCCATCGAATGCCAATATAAAATTCTGTACACTCTTCATGAAAGACCAGCTGATTGGTAGACCTAGGAACATAAGTCCCCAGCCCCACTTCTCAGTCCAACCCCACTTGATGCCTGCTTGTAATTGAATAAATGATAAGACCTGGCCAATGACGCCATATAAGACTCCCAAAACAAAATGTTGCATAACCTAATTTTAGTTGCGTGTTATTACTCTTCTGGATTCAGTGTTAATCCTGAACTCATATTGCCACCCTCCTCTTCAAGAGGTTCGTGGATCAATTCGTAGATCTCTTGCTTGATCTCTTTGATAGCTTCAACATACTGCTTCAACTTTTCTTTCTTGTCTGGAGACAGGCTAGCAATTCTTTCTTTCATGCTCATCTCACCTTTAACAGGTACAGTCTCCTCAGTCTGAGGCATTTCGTCTTCCATCAAAGATAGGATCGTGTTACGATACTTAACTGGATCTACGTAATTCATATAAGTTCTTTCTAATAAATATTGGACAATTCAACAAGCTGTTTAGCAACCTCAGGATCCTTGATCACATGGACCTCAAAGTCATTCTTAGATCCAGCTGCTACGATCCCGGTATACTTGGATGCAGTTGAATGATCTACACAAGTTGTACTATAACCCATCTTAACACGAAGTGGGTGGATCTGCTTCTGACATACTTTACAAAATTTCAATTCCATGTTTGTTATTTTTTAAATGTTTCGTTATAATATAGTTTACCGTTACTGCACTCTGATATGTCCTTTGATTTGTCTGGATCAGACTGTCCATCTTTATAACCATCGTTATAGGTTTGGATTAGTTGATTCTCCTCCATTTGTTTGGCTTGTTCAAGTATATCAGTAGATACATAACCAATCTTTGTTGTCATTTTAGCAAACCATTCTAATGCTGTTTGTTTTTCCATTTTACTACCAAATTTTTTAATAAAGTTTTCGTCTGTCTTTAGTTTCTTATTGAACTCATTTTGAGTATATGTGTCATAGTAGTACTGCACATGATCTTCTGTTTGTTTAAGCCATGTATGAATAAAGTCCCAGTCCCACTGAGTATCTCTTGTGAATTGAATGTAGTCTAGGTACTCTTTTGTGAATCTTGGTTTTGCCATAAGTTTAAGATAGTTCTAAAAGATCAACAATAGGGCAAGATACAAAACCAGTACTAACCTCTCTTTTCACAGGTCCTACGATATTGTTATCCATCAAGAATCCAAGAACTCCTTCGTTCTCTGAATAGTTCTTGATAATAACTTCTCTATTAGTGAGATCAACATCTGGAATGTTTACCGTTGCAGTTAACACAGGTTCACCTGTCTCTGCATCAGATAATTCAATTGCTGTTCTACCATTAGAGTATTTCAAAAACTCTATTTGTACGTCATAAGCTCCGTACTCACCTACAAACTTGTAAACTCTACTTTTTGTCATAACTATTTAATTTAATTTTTTACCAACTTGATTGATAGTAATAATCTGCCTCTTCGTCCCAATCTTGAAGGATACTCTCTAATGCTTGAATAGTATTATCGATTTGACGAAAATAGTATTCATCGTACTCTTCACTACCAAAGAAACATCCATTAGAAACAGGAAGGAAACAAGGCGCGTCGATCGGCTCTTCTTTTACCTGATAACATAAGTCTAGTAACTCTGTAAGATTTTCTTTAGTTACATAATATTGACTACAATTATCTTTACCATCTTGAACGTTGTCAACAAACCAACCATGAATTTGATTGGCCTTTCTCCAATACGCAGCTTGCTCTTCAATGTAGGTAATTTTGTTTAGGTCAATACTAGTACAAGGTTGACCTCCTCTAGTTATTACTACATCGTACTGTTTTTCAGCAGGCGTATAATCCCATTTTCTTACATACGTTCTCTTACTCAAATACATGTCTAATCCCATAACTTTTATTTTTTAGTGTTTAACATATTCTCTTTTGCCATATTCATTAACCTAGTTTCACGTGTACCATACATCCAATGAAACAATAGATCGTTAACTAACTCAGCATAAAACTTTGGATCGTTCTTAATGTCTTCAAGAGTAGGCTCGAATGCATCTTCTACTTGTTGACTACGATCAACGTAATTAAAGTCTAGATAAGGATTGTACCTTTTGTTTGGTGCAAATACAGAAGTTGTTGTCATAACTTTTATTCTTTTACTAGTTTGATAATCTTGTTCCCTACATATTTAGGCGTATTCATTTCATTGAACTTGGTCTTGGCATATACCATGATACCGGCGTCTTCTTTGATCTTTGACCAATCGACCCCTCTTTCCTTTAGATAAATGTCTAGTGCACGAAACGCTGAATCGATATCGTTGTGTGCCTCTTCAAACATAAAGACCTGAGAATAGTCATACTCCTCTATTAGCTTAGCTCCATTTTCAACACATAAATTTCCAAAGCAATCAGTATAGACACTACAACCATCTTCTATATTGACTAATGCTAGAGTCAATTCTGAAGGATCAAATGAAGTATTACTAAAATTGTCTTTTAGTTCATCGAACTTAACTAGTGCTCTACCAACACTTGTAAAATAATCTTGTGTGAAATAATCTGGGGTGTTGAAATAAACTAGATACATAACTTTTATTTTTTTGTTTAGAAGTCAGAGCAGGATTCGAACCTACATCTCTCACCTACTATAGTGAGGCGTTACCATTTACGCTACCTGACTTAAGATAACCAAAATATTAGCTCAACTTAGGAAGCCTAATACTAGTAGATCTTTTGCTAGCAAGCTCTTTCTCTTTAGCAATGCTTTCTAAGATCTCATCGAATCTTTTTACAGCATAATCGCTTTTCTCTTGAGCATCTTTATTTTGCCAAGAAACAACTTTATCAATAAAGTCCTCGAACTGTTTGGTAGTCACTTGGCAGGTTGTAGTTATGCCAGTATGATTGTCTATAGTAAGATCATATTTGTAACCAACTTTCTTGTTAACCGTGAACTCACGAACAAACACGTAGTCATATTTAGATCGACCAGTTTGAAGCTTGATCTCACCAGGATTATCTTGAAGCTCACGCTCATTAGAGGAATAATCTTCTGAACGAACCCATTCAATTGACTTATAACTCTTGAGCTTAAGTGAAAAACCAGGCTTCATGAAAGAAGTCTTTTGATCGTTTTCAATATCTGACTCAAGTTCACGGATACTACGATGAAGTGCATCGATAGGTGATTGTAATTGTCTTAACGCAATACTAATCTCTTTACAACGCTTTGACCAATTATTCAAGAATAGATCTTTGATAGTCTCATGATTCTCACATATACGACCAATCGTGATGCCATACTCGATATCACTAGGATCAGAATGTGTGTTACCACTAGACCAATTGAATTGAAATTCAGGAGCCTCTTTCTCACGCCACGTGTTTCTAATACTGAATTCTAGGCGATTTGCCCAACGATCTTTTTGAGTATGCATAGTAAGACTCTCACTACTAATGTCCGCCTTCAAAATGCTAAGACGAATGTTTTGATTGAACCACTCTAAGATCTCATCGTTAAGACTCTGTAAATTCACATTGAATACATTCGTAGTGTATTCACTAACCTCGTTTTGTTTAACGAGCAATTGCGCTTGAAGCGCTTCCAACATAACTTGTTTGTTGTTCATAACTATTATTGTTTTTTGGTTATCAATATACTGTGCCATTTGGACTAGCCTAAAATGGGCTTAGAATCTATGTAAATATACAACAATCCAGTGAGATAAAAAAATATCTAGTGAACTATTTTAAAAATTGTCGATTGATTATCAATCAGTTGTGCAAGTTGTTGAAAGTGAATAAGTTATAAGTGGTTGATTACCAATAGGTTAACCCTAACTTATTGATTATCAATCCCATACTTCTGGATAAGCTTGTCTATTATCTCTTTATCCATCTTATTGAACGTCTTTTGATCTTGTATTTTTCTGACGTAGTCAATATGTTTATTGATAGTGATTAATCTTAAAGCATATTGTTCGTGGTGGTGTGTATTTGTAGAACAGAACTTATACTCTTTAGTCAGTGTTTCTTTAAGTAACTTAACTCTGTTAATGTAAGGATCTGGTTCTGTCTTCTTAGGTCTATTCTCGAATAGCTCTTTAGCTTCCATAGCTTTGACAAGTTTATCACCCATCTTCGATATGGAGAAGCTATTGAATTTCATCAGTCCTTAGATCCCTTAACTATATATTTGAGAATAGTTTTCTGTAGCTCAGATAAGGCTTGTGTATTCTCTCTAATCAGTTCAGAGAGTCTGTCTCTCTCTTCTACAAGTAGTGCCATCATCTCTTCTTGTAGCTTATCTACTTTAGCTTCTAGCTCGTCGTTCTTTTTAACCAGTCTTTGATGCTGCATCCACGCAAAATATCCAAGGATAAATGCAACTAGACCTAGTACTCCGTATTGTAACAAATAATCTTTTGTGCTGTGAGTCGTGACGATTTGAAGTAAATACATTGTTAATGTTAATTTAATGGACTAATCTTTTTGTACAACATATATTCCCAATACTTGGCATATTCATACAAGTCTTCACGCTTCTCATCTATGATGCCCTTTTCAATCATATCAATCATGATCTCTACCCACATATACCTAGGGTTAACATGGTAATAAGGATGGATCTCATTTGGTATACCTGACCCGTCTGCAATGTCGTCTAGCACGTCATAATATAACATAACAATAAATATTAGTTTTACTTTAAGGATTATTTACCGAATAGTTCTTTAATACATTTTTTGGCATCACGTTTGGCAATCTTGTATGCTTCTATCTCCATAGGGTGTTTACTATCTGGAAGATACATACTTAAGATCTGGTAATGCCTCATGTTTTGCCTGTAATGTGTATATTCATGGATAATACTACAGGCTAGTTCATGTAGATCATGGTGCATACTTTTATCTATAAAGATGGTGGATTCTATCTCATCATAGAATGCCATACACCCTTCAGTATAGTAGTCACCATTCTTGAACTCTATGTAAGGAAGGTCTCGGTTGTATTTAGACATACCATATTTTGCAACACACCAATCAAAGATCTTGTTGGCATGTCGCTTGGTAAGCTTTGGTTGTTTGTCCATAACTAGATTTGTTCTTCAATGAAGACCTGTTCGATCTTCTTGGGTAACTTATTATAGTTCATTCTAAAGTGGTTAGGCATCATTTTAACTAACCTCTTGTTTGAATACGGGCTATTGTTAGAGGTACACCATTTCCTGGTGGCCAACATTCTATTATAAAAATGAATGTAACAATTGGCCTTCTTTATGTATTGATCAATGTCTATATCTAATCCGAACTTCTTTATGATCTTGACAGCTCTTTTCTCGTTGTCTAGTTCTAGGTCTCTAGACACGGCTAGATGCTTCTTAATGTCTCTAACTTCCTCACCCATCAACCAATCGTCTACTTTAGGGATCGATACATCTGCCTTCTTCCACAAGTCTATCTGATCTACCCATTGGGTCAAATGAGCAAACTCATGTGCCAAGATCTCTATGGAGTCTGGTCTATTCATAGAGCATACCAGCTCCTTATTATATTCGTCAAAATACCCAGAACATTGTAACTTGCCTGGGAGCCTGACGTATTTGGTGCGTCTGAGATCACACTTGATCCCATACTTCTTGCACTCTTGTTTAACGTACTTTACGAATTCTTTTGCTTTCTTATTCATAGAATGTCTTTTTAAAGGTCAAAGAATCCTATGATAAATATTCCGTTTGGATTTGTTCTATATGTTTACAGGTTCCAGCCCTGCCACTAAATTTGAAGGCGTGGCAATTGCATGACCAGTTTTTATGGTCCAGCTTTACAGTATAAGAACGGCCTCCATTTCCTTCAACGTCCCAATCCAACCTCAACTTAAAGGCCTCATTTGTGCCTCCTACGTGAGGCTTACGGAACCACATAAGGTCGGCTTCCGTAGTCCCACTAGGAACATCGATCCTCTTACCATCTACTTGGACATAAGTACCTTTGTCGTCTTGAGTAGGAAAAGGATATTGAAAGCTGTGTATTATTATCATAGGGGTTTAAATTTAAATAAATTCCAGACTCTGGAAAAATCAAAGCCTGTAGTTTTTGGTTTTAGTTTACCGAAGTCATACTCACTATGGAGATTATGTGCTTGAGGTTGATCGTTTCTGCAAGCAGAACCCACTCTAAACATATTCATCCACTCTTGTTGACTTACTTTCTCAGGATAAGTTGTACTCTTAATTTTAATGTTGCTCATATTAATTTTATTTAGTGTAACCAAATATTTTTGAATCATCAATTTCACAATAAGAATAATCTACTTTAACTACCTTAGTTAACTCCTTTTGCTTGATAGTGCCTGTCTTACGATCTTCAATCATAACAGTAGCAACACCTGCATAAGGATCAAGATCAATTGAATCATAGTACTCGTTAGCTTGCTCAAATGTATCAAACAAACGCGTCTCTGTATCTTTATCAGTATATCCATCTAACAACTCTGATTCAAAGTCGTCTTCATTTTCTACAGTAAAGTAAGGACTAACTGTAACAAAGAACTTATTAGGGTCTTTTCCATCACCTATGATCTCTCTAGCTAGCTCTTTAATTTGTGCTTCACTCAATTCAACTGTACTATTATCACGTAAAGATGAGAGAGCTTGATTGATTTGCTCGGCCGCAAGATCAGTAACTGTGCCATTAAAACCACCAATATGCCACTCGATCATTTCATCTGTACGAAGCATACGATATTCTTTCCAATCGTATACAGTAAAGACTTCACCAGACTCGAGCTCCATTTCCCACTCGAAGTTGACTTTGTCTTGACCTGTATTTGAATCTTCATTAGGTTCACCTAATACCTGGATTAACTGATCAACGCTTGCAGTTACAATACTATCATGGAAGCTAGTTCCTGATACACGCTTATTTGTCTTTTTCATATAACCTTTATTTAGTTTTAAATTATTGAATGTCTTCAAATTGTCCCCAAGGAAAATTCATATCAAACTTGATATTTGCACTTCTACAAACACTACCAAGATCAACTACTACTCCATAAGGAATGTTTGATAAAATAGTATTCTCTTGTAGAGTTTCTTCAAGGCGAATAGCCGTATTTGGATAATCTACTTTGAATGACGCAATAGCCTTCTTAAGCTCAGGCTTGGCTCTTTCTAATAATGTTTTCATAACTGTTTATTTTAATTGTTTTTTAAATTCTTTAATTGGATCTTGTTTAGCAATACGTTTAATGTAACTACTAACTCTATGCTTCTCATTTAATGAACGCATAAGTTCATCTCGTTCTAAGGTCTCTTTCAACCATTGTTCTCTGTTAGTCTCATATAGACTAAGTTTTTTATCTTTACTCATAACTCATAATTTGGTTCATAATCTTCATCTGTATCGTAGCATCCTACCATACGTTCTAACTCAGCATCAATACGAAGTTGATGAGGTCTCCAACGTTCATAACGTTCTGCATTTGTTTCTTTATCTTCAGGCCAATGACTATCATTGTCCCAACCTTTTGGAAACATAGGCTTAAGATCTTCACTACTTACATTAGGATTGATTGTTTGAATCTCACTATCAAACACATTTTTGTCTAGGCTAATAAGCCTCTCTAAATTTTCTTTCACACTTTTCATAACACACAATTTTATAATTAATAATCAAATGAATCTCTCATATTGAAGTCCTCGTCTTCTAGAATGTCAATTTGCTCTTCGATCACACTATCAGGAACATGGCCATCCAAAAACATTTCAAGCTCAACCTCTTTTAGTATCTGATCAATTGGCATTGCTTTGTACTTTCTAATTTCTACTTTGATCTCTTGACCCAAATACTCGATAACTGCAATACCTTTAGTACCTTCTTTGTAGGTATACTCTCGTCCTTTTGGACTTACGAACGTCTTACCAACTTTAGCACTATCCCAATCTCTCTTCTTACCAACTTCTTTTCTTTGCATCATAACATTTATTTTTTAGGTTATTCAAATAAACAATTCTCTTGCTCCCATCGACCGTTTATAAGTCTCTCGATCGTATAGTCACCATTGTACTTACGATTCTCTGGGTGTGTTAGCCACACTTTCACATCGTCTTTCCAAATCTTGAGTTCGTCTCCGTCCCAAGCTTGCTCGATTGTATCGAGACTTTCTAGTTGTCTTTTTGTGTATTTCATAACTTTTATTTGTAATTAAATATAATTATGGAGTCGCGGTCAATCAATTAAAGTCCACATTCCATTCTGTATACTCTATCATGGTGTTCAGCCTCTGAATATACATCTAAATTCAAATATGTATTATTCCAAAAATTATGAAATAAATACGTATCCGCCCATTTAAGGTCAGCTTTCATCACCACTTTAGCTTCATCAGCTGTTAATACTTCTTTTTGTTTTAATTCTTGTACGTTCATAACTATTATTTTTATTAGCTTAAAGAACTTAATACCACACCTTTGTAACCAAGGCTATTAGCCTTCTCGATACCAACGAACTCGCTAAAGTCTTCACCTGGTACCTCATACAAGTATACCTGGAAGTTCTCACAAAACTTCTTAATATGCTTGGACTGCTCGGCCCAATCCATATACATCGTATTGATGCCTAACGTATAGTCAAGCCAATCGTGAACATCACAAATATTCAATACAGGAAATTCGCTTTGTAGCTCAGCGATAACTCTGTTTCTACCTTCTAATACTAATTCATTCATATTCATAACTTTTATTTTAAGTGTCCTTTAATCAATCGAACAATGTAAATATACTACGAATTTTTGACACCAAAAAATTTTTAGTGAACTATTTTGAAAATTGTCGATTGATAATCAATTAGTTATGCAAGTGATTGGAAATCAATCAGTTACACACCTTGATAATCAATTAGTTACGTATGTAGGAAAATTAATATGTATAAGTGACTCACTTCTTGTACCTGCACCTGTCAAAATGCCATTGTTTCATGGCGCTTCCTTTTCCTTTCTTTAAACAGTGCGGACACGTATACACGGGACGAATATCACCAGCATATTTAGGACATTTATCAAAATGATATTTTTTTGCATTATTAGATGCTGTTTTAATTCCACAATGAGGACATTCAATATGGCTGTATACTTTTCCTATGCTAGCTTCTTTTATTTTATTTTTATGTTCTTCAGACTTAGGTTTTCTCATTCTCATTTTTGTTTCCTCAGTCTTAGGTTTTTTCATTCTACTCTTATGGTATTCTGATAAAGGCTTGCCTGTTTTAAATTCACTAATCTTTTTATTTATATGAGCTCTTTCTTCTGGTGTCATGTTTAATCTTTGACTTATTAAGTGGGCTGCGCAATATTCACCTTTATCATAATGAATTTGATAATGCTCTTTTAATGGAAGTGCAATAAGATTAAATATATTATTGTTATTTCTATCACCATCAATGTGATGGATATCATAAGTCACTCCATTTTCATCAACTGGTATCGGTCCGTAATAATCAGACCATATTTTTCTATAATCAGCCATAAAATAAAAATGGACCCAGAGGAAGTAAAGGTCCCGGAATGACCGATACTCCATGAGTCCAATAAATTATTGTAGATAGTTGATTCCGGCAACTTTCTATCTATAATAAATATCTTACTTTTTAAAATCTATAAATTCATTACCATCTTCTTGACTCAAATGATCTTCTTTAGACTTAAATAATACATCTCCAGATCCATCTAATCCGAGGTTTTTAAGATGTGTATAATAAAAATCATCGAGTTGGAATAACTCTTGTGCATCTTCTTTTATCTCTGGTGCATCTATAGGCATTGCTTCTAGACGTTGTAGCATTTTGTTTGAGAACGGATCTTCTATGAACAAGAAGTAACAATTGTAGCAAAGCCATCTTAGGTTCTCTATTCTCCAGTCACTACGTTTACCGTTAACAAAGTTAAGTAGTAAAGGTGCTTTCATATCTGTCAATCTCTTCTCACTGAACTTACATGTTGCACATTGGTAACCTAGTCTACCATCTTTCATTAGAAGTTCTTTCAACCTTATAATCTTCTTGGTATTGATAGGTTGATTCTCTACTAACATGTCGTCTAGATTCTTCTTCCACTGTCCACCTACCCAGTTCTTAGGCATACCTTTGCCTGCTTGATTCTTGTGTAGTTCGAACAAGCTTTTGCCTGTAGCTTCGTCTATATGTTTCTTTGCATACTTCTTGTATGTAACATCTGTAATGCCAAGCCATCTAGCAGCTTCTTTATTGCTTCTAGTATTAGCCATGGCTTCTCTAATTCTTTCTGGAGATAATTGCAGGCCTCGGTTCCACCAGGTTTCTGGTCTAACGCCTCTAGCCATATTTTCTTTCGTGAAGTTATATTGCTTGCTCATCTATTTTAGGGTTTACTTTACACATCAAGTTCCACAAATCAGTTGGGTTGTTAAGTATTACCTCGTCTTTATCATTCACTATAATTGGGTTCATAGTCCCATCAGAGTTTACTCTATCGTATAAATAGAATCCTATTAGTTCCATACATTGCTTACCGAAGTTCATATACAACAACATGTCTATGATAGTAAAGAACTTCTCATCATAGTTAGTAAAGTCAAGGTTTAGATCTGCATAGACTATATTCTGTCTAACAAAGATCTCTTCCATCATCACAATAACATTAAAGAATAGTTCACGCTTCTTGTCTATTACAGACTTCCTCTTCCTTCTAATCAAGGTTTTGGTACCTAAGATCTCATCGACAGCTAACTGAACTTGCTTATATTCTTTTTCCATGCTTTCTCTTTTTAGGTACGTCTATCTTTCCAGACTTAGGTTTTTCTTGTATGGTGTGAATTAAGTTCTTAATGTGAGTGCACATCTCATAGTCTTCGTCTTCAACGTACCAGACTAAACAGGTCTCAAGTGCTTGGATCCAGTTGTTCTTATGAACCTCTACATACTGACCTGAATCGTTTATTTCAAATAAAGATGCGTAGATCTTCTTATCAGCGACTGCTTCTTCTATAGCAAGTGGTACATGCTTCTTAACCAGATCTTTTAGAATATCTGACTTAGCAATTTGCTCTGGAGTTAAACTATCTAAACTATCAAATAGTGCTCTAACAGGTTTACGCATAACTAAATTAATCGTTTTTACTTGAATCTAGGGTTATGCAGTCTCATAAACTCTGCATGCTCTGGTCTTTTCTTGCCATAGAATGGATGGTTTTCTCCTCTCATCTTTTCTTTAAAGCTTTCTGATTGTGTGTTTCTAACTCCTGTATATGTAGGACAGTTGTCGAAGTGCCATCTATGCATAACATTCTCATTTCCTTTTTTACCACAGTGAGGACACTCAGCATCTCTCTTCTTCTTTCCTTTCTGAGCTATGCTAAGTTTAAGTTTAGTTTCCTCTGACTTGACTTTCCCTAAACCAGATTTGTTACCTTTAGAAGTAATAGTCAGCTTTTGTCTATGCTCTAACGTCTTCTTTCTACCAAACCAAGGATGGGCTTCTTTACTTCCGAATCCACCATCTCCGATTTCCTCTTTCATGTTAGCCCAGTTATCTGACTTAACTACATTGAATAAGTTAGAATAATACAATCCTAACTCTTTTACTTCATCTTCATTAATTGTTTCGTGAAGTATCCAAGTCTGTAAGTCTGAGTTCTTGAGGTTGTGCAAGTTAAGGTGTCTTTTCCATCTTAGCCCACTACCTTCATACTTATAAGGATCTTGAACTGTCTTACCTAGATACAATAACCCTTTAGGACTCTGCTTAACGTATATGTAAGTCTTCTTATTCTCCACCTTTCATAGCTTTGATTATCATCGTAGCTACTGAATTTAAAGGTACGATGAATCCTATAACGTTACGATATGGCGATCTATCATCAAAATCTACCATTACGCCAGCAGCTCCTAGGCGTTTCTGTAATGCTATACTTATTTGTTGAGCCAAAGCTTGCTTGTCTCTAGGATCTTGGAACTCTTGATCTAGAATGAACTGGAGTTTAACTCCTTTCTTGGTAGGATTATCGTTAACGTCGAACTGAAGCTTGTACTTCTTTCCTCCGACGGTTATATTGAATAGTGGATTAATAGCCTGCGCCATCTTGTTTTTAAATAAATATCTTACTCTATTGTTAATAGTGACATATCGAACGGTGGATTTTTAACCACGATTTGATCTGGGGCTAGGCTGACCACGTTCTTTACCTCTATTCTGGCTGATCCTAGTTCATATATTCCTGGTTCATAAGGTTCTATAATCGAGCTTATACGCGTCAGGTTTTGTAGAAAAGGATCTTGTTGAGGATCGACTTTACCAAAGGACACTTCAATTTTAATGTTATAATCATCTGGCTGACCTACTTTGTAGATCGAATCGAAATCAACCTGATTGTAGAACTCTTTATCGTGTTCCCAATCCTCTAGTGAAAATCCTAATAGTTCGTTTGCTGGATCATGTTGGTTACTGAAGATAGATATGATCGCTTTCTTTTGATCTTCGTTTCCTAACCACACTCTTGAAAAGAATGGTTCTATTTGTACTATGAACATCGGATTCAATTTGCCAGGTTCTGACAAAACTAGATCCATATCGATCTTATTTAGTTTGGGTTCACCATGATTAAAGTTACCCCACTTCTGTAAGAATCTCCTAATCTCTATTCCGTCTGCTATTTTCTGAAGTTCAACACGTCTTTGTGCATCTTGATTGTTCTTATCAAACCAATTCTTTCCTCTTGAAGATACACATGTGAAATGATATACCACAGCAGAGAAAGTTTGTTTTAGACTTATTCCTGCATGTAAACATCTTTGGACAAAGTCAGAATCTTCTCTAGCTCTTCTAAACAAAGTATCATATCCTCCTATCTTCATCCACGTTTCTTTATGAAATGTATATGGTGCAAAGAAGTAGTCTACTATTTCACTTCTTTTAACTGTTTCTGAAAACTCTACAAACTCATCAAATTTAAATTCAAGAGGATCTAAACCAAAGTCTTTTGTTATAGTTTTATCTGATGGTCCATGAAGTGGTGGTTCTATTCTAGTAGAACTTAATATTGTATTCTCTTCTAAAGCATTTATAACTTCCGTATCATAATGTTTAGACACAACCATATCAGATTGTAGATAGCTTATAATGTCATACTTTGCTAGTTCAACTATCAAATTAGAGTTTCTTTGATAGCCTACTATTCCTTTTAGTTTATGAGTAACTATCTTTAGATCAGTAAAGTCATTCTTTACAGACTTTAAATAGTCAACAGTTCCATCTGTGTCTTTATCTACAAATACTATTATTTCATGGTCTTTATTATCTAGATTCTCTTTCAAAGACTTCAAGAGTAGTTTAGTATATTCTAAAGTACCAGCTCCTACATTAGTTGCAAATGTTATATTTCTCATTTTAGTTTATTGTATACTTGTCTAATACCTTCTTCTAGACCAATATAGTTAATTCCAATTGGTTTATAATCACCTATATAATTAGTGACGATATTATTGTTAGACGATATAGCAACTTTATAATTGCTAAGATTATTTACCATCATTGCAATATCTAAAAGCGATTGCTTTCTTTCATAAACACAATCATATGTTTTAGGCAAGTTATTATTGTTTATATAGTAGTCAACTACACTAACTAGATCTTGCATATAAAAGAAGTCCATGTATTTGTATTCATAAACCTGCATGTCTTCTTTATTTATGTACTTATTGATGCAAGATTTGATAAACCTAGTGTCTAATTCATTCTCATCAAACACAGCAAACACTCTCAAATTATAAAAGTTATTTATCTCTTCTATTGATCTAGCTATAACTTTCTTACTCAATCCGTATGGTTCATCAGACATATATAGTTCAGCACCAGAACCAAAATGGATTAGTTTATCATAAGACAATTTATTCTGAAGTAGATTATAATACATAGACAAGTTAATGTCCATGTCTAGATAATTGTCTTTTCTAAGTCTACTACCTCCTGATACTGCGGTATGTATTATTACATCGAAGTGCTTATCTCTCATGTAAACTCTTGTGTCAATAGAGTTAGTAAGGTCTAATGTGTCTCTGCCAATACATGTTACATCATACTTGCTAGATAGTTCTCTGTAAAGACTCTTAGCAATATAGCCAGATTTACCTGTAATTAATATATTTTTTATTCTATCCACTGTATATTTTTTAATTCTCCTGGTATGAACTTACCGTCTTCTCCTAACTTGGCTACTACTTTAGGTTCATGAAATTCATTAGGATCTGTGAACACTTCACATATTGCAGGACCTTCTTGACTAAAGAATTCTTTTAGCGTAGATTCAATATCACTATTGTTCTTTATAGAATAATAAGGTAAGTCGTATGCATTTATTAACTTCTTAAAGTCTGGAAAAGAAACTCCGCTTGACTTCTCAGAAGCTACATACTTCCCTTTAAAAAAGGTTTTCTGAGATATCTTTATAGACAGATACCCATCGTTGTTTAATAGAATGAGTTTTATAGGAAGGTTATAATGTTTGATTGTTTGTAATTCATGTACGTTCAAATGTAAACTTCCATCTCCTTCAAGACAAACTATTTTGTGTTTAATAGCAGCTCCTATTGCTGCAGGCATTCCGTATCCCATCGGAGCACAACCAGTATTTGTAATTAGTCTTTGATCTTTCTTAAGATCTAAAACCTGCATAGTAACTACATTAGCAGATCCATCACTTGTTATTACATGGTGGTCGGTTGGTATAACTTTACTGAGCTGCTCTATAAAATAATAGTTACTAACAAAGTCTTGATTGTCTCTGTGTCTTTGTAAAACTTTAGGAGCTTTGTTTACTTCATTACAATGATCAATCCACTCTGTATTAGTTCTAGGTAACTCTTGAGCCAATAGCTGTTTTAAAAACTGTTTAGCATCAGACTCAACTTTAAGATCAGTAAATAGTGTTGGTTTATTTAATTCATTAACATCTACGTCTACATGTACTTTATAAGCTTGTTTAGCAAAGCTATGAAAGTTGTATCCTGTTTGTCTAACATATAATCTGCTTCCTATAGTTAATAAGAAGTCACAATCACTGATTAAGTTGTTGGCACATATTTGTGCGTGTGTTCCAAATCTACCATAGTATTGTGGATATTCTGATGTGACTAGATCATTTCCGTTCACTGCAGTTATAACAGGAATATTGGTTGCTTCTAAAAGTTTATGTAGCTCATCAACACCACCACTTAATCTAATACCATTTCCAACTATTAGTAGTGGCTTCTTTGCCTCTTTCCATTTATTTAATATTGTTGATAGATCAATGTTGCTAGCATTTTTTATTTCTGTATTATCTTCAAAGCCTACTAATAATTCTGGTTCTATATTTGCTGATTGTACATTCAATGGTATATCTATCCAAACAGGACCAGGTCTACCTGTAGTTGCTAACTTACAAGCCTTTTCTAAATGATACTTTATTTGATCTGGTTCATTTACCTGTACTGCATATTTAGTCATGCTTTTTACAGACTCAACTATATTAAACTCTTGGTCTCCTAATTGTCTTAAAGGTAGGTTTGTATACTCAGTAGTCATTTCTTTATTGACTTGACCACTTATAACAATAACAGGAATAGAGTCTAACCAACTACATAAAGTACCAGTAATAGCATTAGTTCCACCAGGTCCACTAGTAACAACACAAGCGCCTAACTTGTTATTAATTCTAGCATATCCTTCTGCAGCGATAGACGCAGCTTGTTCGTGGTGCGTTGCTACATATTGAACTCCTTCGGTACTTCCTAATGAATCAACTAAGAATATGCAACCTCCACCAGATACTGTAAAAATTGTATCAACTCCATAGTTATCCCTTAAGTATTGAATCACAAAGTCAGATACTCTCATACGTTTCATTTAAAACTTTTCTAATGACTTCAATGTCTTCTATATTTTTTAGAAAAGGTTCTTTATCAATAAGCACCATAGTCAGTTGACCTGTACTCTTTTTATCAGACTTTACAATCTCTAAAAGTCTATCTAAGTTAAACCAATCTCTTTCTAATTCTAGTTCACTGTCTTTTATCAATTTGATTCCTTTGTCTAGAATGATCTCATAGTTGTGAACATCATAGCCAAGATACTTTGAAACTCTAGCCGCTATCATAGATCCTAATATAACAGCAAGTCCATGAGGTATCTTGTTGTTAGACGTAGTTTCTATTGCATGGCCAAATGTATGTCCATAATTTAGAAAGCGTCTTTCCTTTTTATCAAACTCATCTTTCTTTAAAATACTAATTTTATATGAAAGACCTTCATGAATCATTTCTAGTATATCTCTAGAAAGATTAAAGTTCTTAATGTCGTTTTGTAATATGCTAAATTTATAAATCTCTCCTAAACCACTAATATAATCTTTTCTAGTGAGCGTATTTAGAAACTCTTTATTAATTAATATCTTAGTTGGTGGATAGAAAGTTCCTACTAAATTCTTCTTACTACGTAGATTAATAGATGTTTTTCCTCCTACACAACTATCAGCTTGTGCCAAAAGAGTTGTTGGTATTAAAATGTATTCTATTCCTCTGGCATAAACAGATGCACAAAATCCTGCTAGGTCTTGTATTATACCTCCACCTATAACAATTAACTTGGTTTTTACATTAGCTCTTCTTTCAGATAGCTGGCTTAATAAGTCCTCAGCTCCTTCAAGAGTCTTTGCTTTCTCAGTTGCTTCTACTATTATACCACTATTTAATTCAGGATATAGGTTAGCGACATTACTATCTACAATAGATACGGTATTAGGTTCTTTCATAAGATCCTGAATCACTTGCATCGTGTCTATGAATTCAATAGTATAACTATGAATTGAAGACTCTATAGTTAATTTGCTGTGCATGTATAACCTCCGTCTATTATAATGTTTTGTCCTGATATGAACGTATTCTCTATTGACATTTGGTATACTAGCTTAGCAACCTCTTCTGGTTTTCCAAGTCTTTTAGCCGGAACCTTCTTTACAAGTTCTTGTAGTTCTAATTCAGTATTATTCTGATACGTCAAATCTGTTCCTATAAAACCTGGTGATATAGTATTGGCTAAAATCCCTTGGCTTGTATACTCTGCTGCTATTGCTTTAGTTAATGCGTGTAATGCATTTTTGCTTGCACTATAAGCAAGTCTATTAGGTTTTGCTATATTAATCCAAATGCTTCCTATGTTTACTATTCTACCGTATCCTTTTGATATCATATAAGGTAAACACTGTTGTACAATTTGCAGAGCAGAGTTATAATTAACCTGCATCACATCATTATCAGATATGTCTACAATACTTTTTAAAGGGTTAATACCTGCATTGTTAATAACAATATCGTACTCTATATCTTCTAATAGAACATCTGATCTCAAGTCTAATTGATCTCTCGTAGGACTAATCACATAATGACCATTACTTTTAAAGTATTCTGTGATTGCTTTACCTATGCCTCTAGAACCTCCTGTGACTAATACTTTCATGATTATTTAACAAATGTACTATTTCCAAATATTCTTACAATTTCACATTTAGAATTAGAAATAGAAACTGGTATTTTATTATCTCCTATTAAGTATTCTTTAAGTGCACTTTCATAAAATATTTCATTGTAATTTTTCTTATACCAATAATCATCTATAAAATAATAGTATTTTGTTTTTACATCCATGTAATTTTCTGGGCCTGCCATCCATATATCATATATACCATCAGGTCTTGAATTTGAACATAAAATATGATCTTTAGATAATTCTTCCACTTTAAATTTTTCTGTATAATTTATATCCATTCTAGTTGAAAAATATATATCATATTTTTTATAATTTCTTGCTATTTCAAAAATCTTTCTGGATCCTTCAAGCATATTTTTAACTCCTAAATTTGCTCTAGAAAAATGATGGTCTTTAATATACTCTATTGGAACATTAGGATCTTTATCTTGTTCTATATATAATATCTTAGGATTATAGGATGCATGTATTCCAGATATGTCTGCTAGCTTTGAAGACTCTTCTAAATTTTTTCCAGTTAAATCATCCCAGCCATTCCAATAAGATCCTCTATTTGTATTAACTGTATTCCATGTATGAATAAAGATATCACCTGGTATTTGTGAATACACGTTATCAAAAAAATTTCTATAACATGATTTCCATGATCTTGAATGCCCGTGAAATAAATAAGCAATTTCCATTATTTAAATTGTATTTATTGATTGATTAATTCTATCTTGAATCATTTTAATTCTAGATAAATCATAGTTGGCATTCATATTATAATACTCGTGTTTACTCATTAACCATTCGTATTCAAACATCTGCGCTTTTGATAATGCTCTAGATAAATTTTTAAGACTTATAGATGGATCAAATATAGCATATCTAGTTTCAAACTTATCTAACAACCCTTCCGAATTAAGCTTCTTAAGAAAGTTGAGTGAGTCTACTGATACTGCGCCTCCTAAACAGGCTTTTAATCCCTTCTCTTTTACTTTACTAAATACAGATTTTGTCATTTTAAATATTTCGTCACTATTAACATAGGATCTATCTTTTCCCATTGAAGAAACTAGATCTACTCTACCAACTGTAATAGCATATAAGCTGTCTGCTTCTTTTATTGAAAGTATAGAATCTATATTGGATACCGCTTGTTGGGTTTCTATATTAACTAAAAGCTGTAATGATGATACTACGTCTTCTGGAAGGGTTTTGTTTATAGAGTCTATAAACTTTTTTAATCCAAATGCTGATTCTACCATCGGAGCCACTACTCCTTTAACTCCTATGATAGATAAGTCTTTCATATCTCTTATTGCTTCAGGGCCACCAATCTTTAAATTAAGTTTTACTTTAGATTGATTACAAACTTCTTTTAATCTAATTGTCTCATTAAAAGTTGCTCCTTCATCTTCAAAGCTTGTTTTTATTCCTATAAGCCCGTCATTCTCTACCAAGTCGGTTAATATCTTTGAACACTTAAATTCTCTTATATTCATACTATTTGTTTTTATTTTTTTAATTTACCAAATAAATTTATACTTATAATATTCTACGATAGCTTCAATCTCTTTACTAAATACTCTATTAGGTTCCCAACCTAAAGATCTAAGTTTAGAATCATCTAAAGCATATCTAATGTCTTGACCAGGTCTACTGATAGAAAAATCAATAAAGTCTTCAGGTATTATTGACTCTTCTTTAAAATAAGACTTAACTATAGATTCTACAGTATCTATGTTTCTTTGTTCAAATCCACCGGCTACATTGTATATTTCTCCAATAGATCCTTTTTCAATTATAGTCATAACGGCTTCTGCTGTATCTGCTGCGTGTAACCAATTACGATACGGCATTCCATTGTCGTGTAGTGGTATCTTCTTGCCTATTCTTAAATGCTTAACAGATTTAGGAATTAGCTTCTCTACATATTGACCTATCCCATAATTGTTTGTAGGTCTTATAATCATATAAGGAACTTTATGAGTTCTACCCCAAGCCATGACTAACATATCAGCGGCAGCTTTGGTTGCGGAGTAAGGATTGGATGGTTTTAGTATATCCTTTTCTGTATGATCTCCTGATTCGATATCTCCATATACTTCGTCTGTACTAAAATGGATTAGAACAGGCTTCTCTGTATTCTCTCCTCTGTGATTCTTAATTAGTTCTAATAGGTTGTGAACACCGTCTACATTTGATTTAACAAACTCTTTACTACTAACTATACTATTACCTACGTGCGTTTCAGCGGCAGTATTAATTACATAATCACAATCATATAAGAACTGAACGTCGTTAATGTCTTGTCTTTCAAATGTGAATCTATCTCCGTATTTTTCTGTAAACTCAAATAATAGATCTTCATTAGAAGCGTAAGTACATTTATCTATTCCTCTAACATACCAACCCTTTTCTAAACAAGCTCGAGTTACGTAAGATCCTATAAACCCAAAGCATCCTGTAACGTAAACAACTTTTATCATTTGTCTATTTTTTTATAATGTGATACTAATTTTTTTACTACTTCTTCTATACTATATTTAGTTTTAAAACCATAAGAGTTTAACTTGGCTACGTCTAAATATGAATGTTCTACCTGTACAATTTTATGAAAAAAAGGTATACTTATTTCAACGATCTTAGAAGTGGAGCTAGATTCTTTCATTGCTATGTCTACAACATCAGCTAATTTACTTGGCTTACCACTTCCTATATTGATTATCTCGTTTACGGGTGCATTATCTAAACAACACATTATTGCACTACAAACATCATCTACATAAATATAGTCTCTTAATGCCGTTCCTCCGTTGTATAGATTAACATCTTCACCTTTAACAGCTTGCCTGATCAGGTGTTGCGCAGCATTTTTCTTTTTAGATATCTTATTGTCTCCTTCTCCAAGTACATTGGCCAGTCTAAAGATTCTATACTTAATATCAAATGTTTCACAAAAGCTTATTAGCATTTGCTCAGCGCATCTTTTTGTAATTGAATAAAACCCCGTAGGATTACAAATAGACTTCTCTTCATTGAATGGCACTACTTCATTTTTACCATAGACAAACCAAGAACTTACAAAGTTAAATACAAAATCTTTATTGTTCCTGTCTATATTATCTAACACATTCATTAAGACAGTTAGATTAGTATCAATGTCCTTATGTAGATCTACGTGTACGTTGTAGTTGTCAATAGTACTAATTAAATACAATACCTGATTTGACTTAGGTACGTAGTCCTCTCTTTCAAGCTTAATTACTTGGTCTGGATACATTTCACAGAATCTTCCTCCTATGAATCCACTAGCTCCAAATACAGATATATTATTCATCTAATATTACTTTTTGAAATTTAGATATGTTATGTTTATTATTTCTAACAAATTGTTCGTAAGGGTATTGTTGATAATCGTCTAAAACTTTTACCAATGGAACAGGTGACATACCTCTTATTCCACTAGGATCTTGTTTATATTTGAAGCCAGCAAACTCTCTATTGAATCTAGGTTTATTATCTATATGCGTTTCTATGTTATCGTTTCTTAGTTCATAAGAAGCTTTATTATACAATCCTGGTATTTCTATGTCTGGCATTCTTTGTCCAAACATTTCAATATATCTATGAACTATATCTCCGTCTTCTTCTCCAAAACCACAAAGTCTTTCATCAAAGTATCCTAATTTATGCATGATACTCTTTGTTAGAACAAAATGAGAAAATTGGTTATTGATAGTAAAGAATTGACTTTCTGTATTTTTAATAAAAGATTCTACAATAGGAAGTGTTTTAGGATTATCGTAAACCACATCGTCGCAGATCATGAAAATATATTCAGTTTTACTAAATATGATCAACGTATTCCATAGTTTGCACAAACTCTTAAACTCTGGGCATATGATAGGATATATGCTTTTATACTGCTTAGATAGATCTAGCATCTCTTGCCTATATTCTTCTGGCATCTCCTCTTCATTATTTCCATTCACTGCTATCATAATATCAACCGTATCTGGGACGTGTTGCCTGATTTGGTGCACTAGTTGCTTAACTAGCTCTGCTCTTTGCTTAAATGTGACTATTGCTATTGTTATATTAGTATTCACTTTCAAATGCTTTATATAGTTTAACCTTTTGTTGCTCTAATTTATCTTCAGACTCTTTACTAACTGTATTAGGATGGTCTAAATATATAGCCAAGACTTCTGGTATCAGTTTAAACTTAGCTCCAGCTTTAGCAAACCTTGCCCACATTTCCCAGTCTCCAATGATACTATATTCTTCTTGATTAAAATAACCTGCCTTGTCATGTAACTCTTTCTTCCATACAGGATCTGGTCCTATCAGACAAGCTACTTTATAATGATTCTCATAGTTATCTGGAAACTGCAAAATGTTTTTCTTACTGAGATCTAGATTGTTGAAGTTTTCATTTGGATCAATAGTAGCTGCGTAATAGTTATAAGCTACATCAAAGTCGTTGTTCTCAAGAAGATCATATTTTATTTTGGTATTGATAGGATGCCTTAAGTCGTCTACATTCCAATTAGTAAGGTATTTAGTGGTAGCTGCTTTAACTCCTAGATTCCACGCATGATACATTCCGGCTTTCTTATCTTCTTGTATTAATTTAAAGTTAGGATATTTTTTAAACACATCAAATTGATCAGACCATTCTGAGTAAACTATAATGTGCTCTGTTTCTAAAAAGAAGTGTTGTTCAATTGCATTATTAAAGTATCTTAGAATATAATCTGAGTATCTGTTCAGAGGTCCTATTGCTGTTATTACACTGAGTTTGTAAGGGTTTAGGTTTACTGTCGCTTCATTGTTCATACTCATGAAGTCATAACCCCAGTTACCTAGGTTTGGTATGTTGTGCTTTTCTGTTTTACTTTTAATGTAGTCTAACTTGTAGTTATTTAACTGGGCAGTTTTAGATATAGTATAAGGAGATATTTTTAATGGAATAAAAGTATATTCTTCTTCCCATTTAAAATCATTGACTGACTCATCATAGGCCTTATTTCCTACTATCTGCACATTGTGCACAAGATTGTTAACATAGTCATAAACTTTCCAATAGTATTGTTTGATAGCTACATGGGTTTTATCTAACCATTGAAGGTGTGCTATAAACAAACTTTCCGGGTCTAAAGCTTTTTGATTCTTAGGCATTGGTAAATGAGTAGAGTGGTTTTGTTTCTCTTCAAATTTACAAGCTTCACTATAACAACCTATACGATCTTTAAAATTATTCTTCCAAGGTCCATCTACTCTTAGAGTATTGCAAGATGTATATTGTTTCCACTGCAAATGAAACACTGTATCTGGGTTGTCATCTAGGAACTGTTCTAATTGTTGTTTAGACATTTGACCATCCAGATATTCGTCTGAATCTAAACAGATAATCTTGTTTGAATATTTGTATGCTGTATCAAATAATCTTTGTCTTATATTAGTTTCTATGATAAGACTACCATCTTCACCAGTATTAGTTATGATCTCTAGTATGTTGTATGTTTCTTTTACTTCGTTCAAATACTCAAAGCTACCATCATTGCATCTGTCCAACATAAAAACAAATCCATCAGTATGTTGGCTCCAAATAGGAAGTAACTCTTTAATTAGAGCTAGTTCATTTCTGGCCATTGTTATTTGTACAATCATTTTGAAAGTAGTTTAAACATTCTATGTTTCCAATCGTCTACTGAATAAAATAGTTGGTAGTTCTTTTTAGCTTGATAAGAACACTCTTCATAGAACAGTTTATCTTCTTTAAGTTGTTTAGCCAGTTCAACTGCTCTTTGTACATCATTAACATCTACAGACAAATTAGAGTGGCAAAGCTTTTGAGTATCTACTTCACGGTTACCGATACAAGGAATTCCTAGATAAGCGCAGTTAAGTGCAAATGTGCCTGCTGCAATGGTAGGCATCATATGAACTGCATACTTGAATGTAGATAGATTCTTCATCCAATCTAACCATGACATTCTAGGTAGGTGGTTAATGCCTCCTATTAGATTCTCATTCTCTCTTTTAGCGTGACTATCTTGAACAAATATAGGATTGTTAAACTCTGAGGCCACTATATAACTTTCGAATCCTCCATACCATCTTGCCATGTTTCCTCCAATGATAGTCTTGTCTTCTTTGTTTGGAGTAATGTCTTTGATCAAGTCGTGGATCATTAGAGTATGTATGGCGTTCACAGGTTTGTTTTGGAACATTCCTTTGTAATATACAGTATCATGTTCATTGTGACAGAAGATCGAATCACACGCGGCTATCATGTTATAGTAATAGACCTGGTCATATATCTCATAATCATTCCACAACCAATGTGGACCTTCTTGAATAAAGTGTATTTTCTTGTTGTTCTTTTTTAAAGTATCTATAAAATTACTTCGAAGAATACCAGATGTAGGATTTTGTTCATCACTTAATTTAGTTCCTATTGAGTTAAGGTAGACCGCTCCTTTAGGAAAAATAATGAATACATGATCATAATCATTTATTTTATTAAAAAGAGTTATGTTGAAGTGGTCTGCGTCTAGCGCATACATCCATGCAAACTCTGTCCTCATATTAGGATATGTAGGAAGTGTTTTTCCATTGAATGGTAATTCTGTTAAAAATGCTATTTTCATTTATATTCGTTTTTCCAGTATTCAATCATTTCGTCTAGCATAGTTTCGAAAGTATATTTAGGCTGCCAACCAGTAACTTGCTTTAACTTAGTGCAATCGCCTTTCAATACATCTAGCTCTTCTGGTCTAAGATACTTCTGATCTTGCTTTACCCACTGTCTCCAGTTTAAACCAAGTTTATCAAACACATACTCACACAACTCTCTTACAGTGTGTGATATACCAGTTGAACAAACAAAGTCATCTGATTTATCTTGCTGAAGTATTAACCACATTGCTTCAACAAAATCTTTGGCATGACCCCAATCTCTTGAAGCATCTAAGTTACCAAGTCTTAACTCATTAGACAGACCATAGTATATCTTTACAGCTTCTTTAACAACTTTGTTAGTTACGAAGTTAGTACCACGCCTTGGTGATTCATGATTGAAAAGTATACCATTTGAAACAAATAAATTATAAGAATGTCTGTAGTTCCTTGAAATATTATAACCAAATACTTTAGCACAACCATAAGGAGATACTGGATTCAAAGGAGTTGTTTCTCTTTGGAACCCATCTTCATCTATTGAATTACCAAACATTTCTGATGAAGACGCTTGATACACCTTTGTGGTTGGGCAAACTTCTTTTACTACCTCTAATAGATTCAATACTCCAATACCTGTTGCATTAGCTGTGTATATAGGTTGATCAAATGATATTCTAACGTGTGATTGTGCAGCTAGATTATAGATCTCATTAGGCTTTACTTTGTTAATCACTCTATAAAGAGAAGAAATGTCTGTCATATCAGCGTAGTCCAGATTGTCTCTTATGCTTTGGAATATATCATTAAGTCTTGCTGTTTGGTTCTCTGATACAGAGTTTCTCTTGAGTATACCATGAACTTCATAACCTTTATCTAATAAGAAACTGGTTAAATAAGATCCATCTTGGCCATTGATACCTGTAATTAAAGCCTTTTTCATTTCCTTATTGTCTCGTAGTTTTCATTGAACCAATCAATTGTTTCTTTTAATCCTATCTCAAGTGGAATAAAATTATAATTGCCTATGATATCTATAAGTCTTTGATTAGAAGACGGCTTTCTAAACTGTCCATCTGGTTTATCTGTAAGCCATTTGACTTCACCTTTAAATTCCATGTACTGAACAATCAGATCAACCACTTCTTTAATAGAGTATTCTTTTGGATTAGAGATTATAACAGGATCAGTTCCATCATAATTTTCTAGTAGTAGATCAATTATGTTTGCTACATCTTCTGAGAAGACAAACTCTCTTAAAGGTTTACCAGATCCCCATACTTCAAAAGCTGTATTATTCTTTTTAGCTAGATAGCATTTATGAATAAGCATTGGAATAACGTGACCATTCTCAAGGTCAAAGTTATCATTAGGACCATAAATGTTTGTTGGTATTACACAGAAGTATTTTGTGCCGTATTGTTTATTGTATGCTTGTATTTGAACGTCTGCCATTCTCTTTGCATATGCGTATGGTGCATTAGAGAAGTGAGGTTCACCTTTATGTATCTTAGTTTCATCTAATGGATATTCTACATTGTCTGGAAATACACACGTAGATAGAAAACAAACAAGCTTCTTAACTCCAAATATGTAGGCTTCATTTATAACATTTGTATTCATCATAATGTTGTTATAAAAGAAGTCAGCGGGATAATTCATATTAGCCCCAACACCACCTACTGTAGCAGCTGTATGGACCACTACACCTGGCTTATGATCCATAAACATCTTTCTAGTTTGCACTTCTGATATTAGGTTGTAGTGCTTAGAAGATAATTTAGTGCCATCTTTAAAAGCAGAACCAACCAAACCAGTTCCTCCAGTTATGATCTTCTTCATAGCTTACTTACAAATTGATCTAAAATAGTTTCAATATAGTCAGTCTTTTCTTTATCAATAACAGGACTTGTGCCTAAGAAGAATGTGTCTGTTGTAACTTTACGAGCAACAGGAAAATTCTCTATCACATCTTTAGGATCCATAAGTCCTTTGTATGCTGGTTGAAGCATAATGTTGCCAGCAAAGTAAGGTCTAGTTTGAATCATATTCGCTTCAAAGAACTTACAGATATCAGACCTTTTGAAAGGAGCATCATCTTTTACGGTAACAGGAAATGCAAACCAATCTGGATCAGATCCTGGTTGTGCTTTATGTAAGTGGAAGTACTGTTCATATTTAGAGAATGCATTAAACAAGTTAGTATAGTTCTCACGACGTTTAACTCCTATCTCTTGTAGCTTATTCATTTGAACAAGACCAATAGACGCTTGTAGTTCAATTGGTTTTAGATTATAACCAATCTCTTCATAAACGTATTTGTGATCAAAGATATCGTTCGGTAGTGCTGGTAGCCAATTGCTAAATCTACAACCACACGTTCCGTTCTCTAATAGGTTTTGTTTACCAATACAGTAGCAACCACGACCCCACTCTCTAAAGCTACGGATAATAGTTTCAAGTTGTGGATCATTCATAGCAACAAAACCACCTTCACCCATTGTCATATGGTGTGCAGGATAGAACGAACAACTTGCCATCATACCAAATGAACCTAAAGGCTTTCCTTCGAATGTAGAGCCTAAAGCATCACAACAATCTTCTAACAAGATTAGTTTATACTTTTCTACAATTTCCATTAGCCTGTTCATATTAGGAGGATTTCCTAGTACGTGAGCAAATGTAATGATCTTACAATCAGGGTATTTAATGCAGGCCTCTTCTACTTGATCAAGGTTTAGGTTTAATGTATCTAGTTCAATATCTACAAAGATAGGTGAGAATCCTACTTGAAGTATTGGATTGATAGTAGTTGGAAAACCTGCAATAGGTGTAATTACTTTTGTACCTTTAGGAAAAGCCAAACCTCTTTTAGACGTCATTGCTAACATCATAACTAAGTTAGCACTAGAACCACTATTAAGTAGTAGTCCATATTCTTTTCCAAATAGTTTAGGAAACTTTCTCTCAAACTTGTTAGCCTCTGCTCCTAATACTAACCACTCTCCTAATAGAGTTTTAACTGCTGCTATATACTCTTCAGAAGAAAAATAAGGTCCAGCATACTGAACCCAATCTTTTCCAGCAGTCCAGGTTTTCTTACTATGTTTTTCTTTAATGTACTGATCTACTAAGTCTAATATTTCTTTCATAACACTGCGTATAACGTATTTTGTTTTTCTTGTCTCTCGATTGTTTTAGGATGAATCAGGCAATAGAATTCCTCAGGTGGCATCATAGCATACGTATTATGCCCTGTCAAAACCTCATGAACCTTGTTGACCCAATTGATCTTAGGTGAGTTCTGTAAGATCCTTGTTTGATAGTCTGGAAAGTTTACCCAACCTTTATCGTCAACTCTCCATCTCCAGATATCAATATGTTTTTGAGCCAGTCCTTCTACTGTGTTAATCCTAGGTAATAAAAATAAATCAATTGTTGGATTATCTTGCAGAATTTCTGGCAAGTGTTGTATAAATTCTTCTTTTAAGTATTCATCAGCGTCTATTTGAAAGATCCACTCTCCAGAACAATTTGCTTTAAGGTTATTCTTGAAAGCGCCGAAGTTGCCTTTAAGTGCAAACTCTACTAATCTAATTTGATTCTTATATTTATCAACCACTTGATAAACTTCTCCAGTAGTGTTACCAAGATCTGCTTGAACCACAATTTCATCTTCAGGTCTTTTATTCTTAATTAGTAGATCTAACAGTCTATCTAATTCTTTATGTTCATTACAAACTGGTATGGCGTAACTGATTCTCATTATTGTTGTATATCAAATAAACCAATATAGTCACAGGCTTCAAAGTATCCGTCTTGTCCAAAGTTTTGTAGCGTTTTAGAATCTGACTTGTGTGTCTTTCCTTTAAACCTTGGATTATCTTTCTCTTCTTCTGTTAAAGGTACAGACTTAATACCACTCCACTGCCATTCATCTTTTGAAGGACCGTTTGCAAAAACTGTTCCTAGTCCATCAACATTAACAACATTAGGGTACCACACGCGGCCTTCTTCATCTACATGCTTAATATCTTTGAAGAGTTCAGGCATCTCGGCTTCGTATGTTTCAACATCGTATTCACCCTCTCTGATAAGGTCAGATGTATTATATCCACAGCTCAAACAAGAATATGCACTATGAAACTCGTTAATAGGAGTTTTATAACAAGCTAATGATTCTTTACATTTAGGGCAAGTAATTAAATTATCAGTCATTTAATTGTTGTTTTTTCTTTTGACTATTAGTATAGTTGATTGTAGTTCCTTCAGGATATGAATATGTAGTTGACGTGTTTATAAATCCTGTTCCACCTATTCCGATTGAAATTCCACCATCATTAACTTTTGATAACTCTTCCTGTATTTCATCCCATTGTGCAGGTGTAACATTGTATGGATTAGCAGCTTTAGAGAATCCTTTTAACCATATAACAAATTCTTTCGACGTCATATTTTATTTAATTTAGGAAGTTCTATTTTCTTTAACTTAGGTAGTTGTAATTGAGGTTGAGTTGACTTAGGAACTTTGTCAAAATAAGTTTTAATCAGCTCTTTCATTTTATCAAAGCTAAATTCTTCTCTTGACTTCTTAGCTTGCCTCTTTGCCAACTCTTGATACTTGTTATACTTCTCATAAACGTCTTTAAGATAATGTTTAGCTTGAGATATATCAGGGCTGAACCATTGTGCATCTGGAAGAATAATTCCTGGAACATGTGTTGATGGATGCGTTGGTTTTAATTCTCCTCCTATTTGACAAGTAAACTCACGATCTAAAAAGTCTGTTTGTCCTGACCAGCCAGAAACAATAATAGGCTTTTTAGCCAAAGAGAATTCAAGAAGAGGTCTACCGAACCCTTCACCTTTAGTTAGATTGAACATCGCTTTAACTTTACCGTGATTATAAAGGTAGTTAATGTCTTTGTCGTCTAATTCTCCATGAAGTAGATATACATTAGGAAGTTTTCCTTTAACTGATTCTCTGATAGCATCTATCTTTTTTAGTAGCGCATCTCGATCCATAATACTAGAACCAGCGCCAGATACTTTCATAATCAAAGCAGGTTTATTCTTTTTATCTTTGAATGTCTCTAAGAATGTTTTAAGCATTAGGCTTACATTCTTTCTGTCTTCGCCAATTTCACCTTGAAGCCAGTGACCAACAAATAAAAAGCAAAAGTCTTCTTCAATTTGATCTAACTCTTGAACTAATTCTGTTTCTTCAATATCATTATCTTCTAAAAAGAAGTATTTGTTTAGATCAACTCCTTCAAATAGAACATCAACAGGTTTTTGTAGTTTAATATCTTGAATAAGTTGATTAGTGTTTTTGTCTCTCTTCTGATATGCGGTTTGCTCAAATACAGTTTTAGCGTGTTTAGAAGACACTAGGGTAACATTCATTCTATTTATTCCTTCTATCCACGCAGGATCGCAAGCAGTAGTTTCTATACCAGCAGTTATACCAATATTATAAACTCCTATTGGTTGAAATTCATTTGGTACAGTTATTTGAATCCACACATCTGGCTTTTTTGGAAGTTCTGGTGTGTGATGAATCATAGGAAGTATCCAACCCCACTCTTCCATATTATCTTGAATATAACCCCAAGGAGTAGCTCCCCATCTTTGACTTAAGATTTTAAAGTCATATTCACTTTTCTTAGTTTGATATAAAGCTCTAAAGAAATCTCTAGCTCTAGCACCGTAACCGGAGTAAGTATCAATAGGACATGATACAATACACAACTGTTTCATATTAGTATATTAATTTGTGTGTAATTTTATTTTTAGGTAACTTTTCTATTTTAAGTAGTTCAAACTTCTTTCTAGGTTTAAACTTAACAAATGTTTCATCTACTGATTCAATGATATTGTCGCACATGTGTTTTGCACTCATCATAGATTCTTCAGATAGAACCCATTTACGTCCAGCCATACCTCGTCTTTGTCTTTCTTCTATTGGCATATTATAAACCTGTTCTAGCTTTTCTGCTGCATCAATGAAGCTACAGCGATCATCTATAATATAAGGTGTAGGTATTGAACCAACTATACTTTGATTTGTTGGAAATAAAGGTATTGCCCACTCTCCACATTCTTTATATGTACCGTAATGATTAGAACAGAATTTATCATCGAAGTCAATCCACTTACCATTCTCATCAACAAACCTCATTTGATCTTGCATACCACCAGTTACATTTGCCATGATCATTTTACCGCACATCATACCTTCAGTTAAGCTAAGACCCCAACCTTCATTGGAAGACATTAACATAACAATGTCGCTTAAGTTATAGAGTAGATTAACTTCTTCAGCTGGTACACGTGAATCAGAGAAGTATACCTTTTGATATTCTGGGTCGCAAAGGAGTTCTATTACGGCTTCTAAGTCTGTACCGTTTTCGTCTTGTCTTTGTGTGTGAAGTACAAGCGCACATTTAGAAGCCTTTTCTTTACCTATTCTATCACAAAATACAGAATACGCTGCAATAGTGTCTGCTGTACATTTACGTCTAATATTTCTTGAATTGTAGAACACAATAAACTCTGGTTCAAAATCACCAAAAATTTGCTTTCTTTTTGCTTCTAACTTGTCATTTTCGGGATTCATGAATTCTGTGATAGGATAGAATATCTTCTCATTAATTCCATGAGGTACATACTTAATGATCTTGTCTTTAGCTTTATCTCCTAGAACAAGTCTATTAATATTTTGAGTTTGTTTAGAGATTGCCATTAAAGTATCACAAGACTCATAGTATGATTTGTTATATAATGGAGCTGGCATATCGTCCCAAATATTCAAATAGATCATTGGAACTTTTTTACGTATCTCATTCTCCATCTGGAATAACCATATCCAGTATCTAGGATCAGTAAAGAACATGATAGCGTCTGGCTTTTCTATTTCCATTAATTGCCTAATCAACTCTACCGTACCATATCCAGATATTGGGTACATATAAACACTTGCATCAGGAATATCAGCAACACGATTAGTATCTTGAGAAATGTCTAGACGTTTGCCTTGATCTGGGTGATTAATAGCAGCTCCTAAATTAACCCAATTGTATCTGTGTGCTGTACCTACAACTATCTCTCTAGCCATGGTAGAGATTCCAGAAGTCATGCGTATGTCATCACATAAGAACAGAATTTTCTTTCTCTGTTCTCTAGGAATGTAACCTTCTTTCATTTAAAACTTATTTTATTGCGTCAATTAAAGTAGATCCTGTGTAGTATGTGTTATACTGTTCGTGAACAGATTGTCTGAAGCCTGAGTCAGTTAGATACATGAACATAGCTCTTTCAACTATGTCTTGTAAGCTCATCTTTGTTTTTACTGATGTAACTTTAAAGTCTTCGTATAAAGTCTGTGGGATCTTTACAGACGTTATGACTCTTTTTGATTTGTTTACCATATTCCTTTTCTAATAAATATACTAGAATATACAAATAAATATGTAAATAAAAAAATATTTTTAGGCTTTTTTATCACAAAGTTCTGGCTTGTTAGTATAAGGACAGAACTTACAACTGTTTAAATTCTTAGGGTATAATCTATCTTTGTTGTACTTTGCATCAACTGTGAAACACTCTCTTATAAACAGAGATAAATCTTTGATAGCATCTTCTACTTTCTTTTTACCATTTGGAGGTACGAACTCTTGTACTCTATAGATTGGATAGTCTGGATTCTGATATACTTTTCTCTTTACTATAAAGAACTTAACGTCTATCTTTTCCTCAGGCACATTCATTACCTTTGAGTAGAACCTCTTGTACAACAGTATTTGATTGATTTTAGTCTGGTCTTTCTTTTCGTAGTCTGACCAACCTTTTGTGCTGGTTTTGATATCGTAGATGGTGTAGGACTCTGTGTTTTTTTCATAGATAATAAAGTCAATTGATCCATTCATTAATACGTTTGGTATGTCTTCTAGAACAGGCTGAAGGATAGGGATCTCTATACCAACTAATTCAGTGTTACGAATAGAAAAGTACTTCTTCCTATTCTTCTTAAGCCAGTCTAGTGTTGATTGACCGTCAGCCAAAAACTCTTTTAACTCTTCTTTAGTAGTAAAGTGTTCGTTTTTATTTTCTTGTAAGCTTATCCTATAGTTTTCAACAAGCCTGTCTTCTAGCATTTTATTCAGATCTAATTCATCTGCAGCTTTACCAGACTTCTCATACATTGTCTGTAAGTAACTCTGAATGGTTTCATGCATGGCAGTTCCATATACTAGGTATATAGAAGGCTTGAAGCTAGACTCTTTCTTAATATACGTTAAGTACCATTGGTATTGACACTGCTTATATATAGAATACTGAGAGTAGCTTACTGCCTTTTGATAGGCAAAGTTTATGTCTATTTTTGGCTTAGGCATTATTTCTTTTTACCTACAATAATCGTTTTGATCTTTTGTAGATATAGAATGTTATCCATTTGTTCTTCAATGGCTGCATCTATCCACTGTTCTAAAGACCAATCTTCACGATCTAATGTAGTACCATATTTAGCTTTGCCTACGTTTGACCTACTGATAAACTTATCAACAATAGCATCAACAACAGAGTCAGCTTTAGGAACTTCTCTTTTTTGTATAGGAACATTATCATGAATTGTGATAGTTCCCAGATCTCTATTCATTGTCATTTTGCTTCAATTCTTTAGGGTAAAAGTCATCGTTTACATGTCCACATTTAGTACACACAAAAGTAGGAATTGGAAGAACTCCATCTTGTGCTTGACCAGTTAAGAACTTACTAACTTTACGAAGCATTAGTGCTTCTTGAAATGTTTCGTTACCACACGATTCACATTTGATCCCTACAGTTTTGTCTAGAGATACGTTTACTTTTAATCTTTGATCTTGCATGTTGTTTTATTTAAAAATGTTGCTACTGTTCTTTAACTTATTTTTTATTTCTTTTTAGTTAATTTATTTTCTAATTTATCGAAGCGTGAATCTGTATAGCTATAGTTCTCATCAATTCTACGTTCTACTAAATCTATTGCTTGATCTAGTTTACGTTCTATTGAATCATATTTATCTTGAATTTCTCTCCATAGAGATTGATTTTGTTGTTCTAGTGACTTGACCTTCTTTAACATTTTAACAATATTGATGATAAGCCAAACCAATATCCCGACTAACACTGTAGCCGAAACACCTAATAAAAATGTATTCATAATTTATATCTCCTTATATGTCAAAGAACAGTAGCTTGTGCCCCAAGAGAGACTCGAACTCTCACATCTTTCGATACTAGATCCTAAGTCTAGCGCGGCTGCCAATTACGCCATCGGGGCAGGTGTTAGTCTTTTGATCTACCATAGAGATCTACAGGTACTCCGAAGAGCGCTAACACCCCTGCTACAGATAATTTGAATATAACTATTTACGTTAATAAAGAACTATTGATCTTATTAGTGTCCATGAATAAATAAGCTGATCTCGATCCCTAATAAAGATCCTGCAACTCCACCCATTGCATAACCAAACCACAAGTGCCAACTATCATCTGACTTGGCGATCTTCTTAATAACAAAGAAGCTAAATGTTGCTAATAGAAAATCTGATGTAGCAGACCAAAAGTAATTTGCTTGCGCAACTGCCCGATAGTTAACAACCATCATACCATAGTTTAGAGTTTGTATTCCAAACATAATAGCTGCGTCACCAATATCTTTCCAGGTTTTCATAACTTTGTTTTAAATTGATAAAATGTCTTGGTGTCTTTTTATGATGTCTCTAAGTTTTTTAGCATAGCCTCTTGACTCAGAGTATTTTCTATCGATAAAGTTTATATATTGTGATCTAGTCATTTTTCTCTTTCTCATCATGAACTCTTGATAGAGTGCATAGTCTTGAACAGAATGCATCCATGTTTCATAGACAGCAAATCCACGTTCATTCTTTCTGATGGCAACAGTCTCTCTTACATTAGGCATCATCATACCAAATAAGTTGTTTGCTTCTTTACAGGTCTGGCTTTTGAAGTGACCTGTTTCAAGAATGGCTTGAGCAAATGCAATCTCTGGGTACATGATGTCCATTGCTTTAATGGTCAACCATAGATTTTCTTTAGTTAATAGACCAAGATCATTCTTAGCTTTTGTGTGAGGCATAAAGCTCGATAACACCAACAATAAAATGATTAGCTTTTTCATGTTTATTATTTTTAGATGTCCCTCTAGGATTCGAACCTAGACTAAGTGGACCAAAACCACTTGTGCTACCGTTACACCAAAGGACAATGTAAGCCGACTTTCGTCGACCTACGTGGCGTCAATGCTTATCGCACCGTCTTCAGGTACTCGGTACGAGAATCGAACTCGTATCACCACCGTGAAAGGGTGGTGTCCTAACCGTTAGACGAACCGAGCAAGGAGTCGGGTTGGCTGGATTCGAACCAGCGAGTTCTCCACATCCCAAATGTGGCGGGGTAACCGGACTCCCCAACAACCCGTTCTAATAATCAAATTACAAAAATCTTTATTAATTTAAATATTAAATTAGCTAGTATTGTAAGTTTATACTATATAGTGTAGCCACTATAAAAAAAATTGGGACAACATAGTTGCCCCAACTCTTTATAATAATAAACTAAGTAAATTACTCTTCGTTGTTTTCTGCTTCGATTTTTTCTTTTTCAACTTCTGTTTTACGGTTTGTCCATTTGTCAACAGAAGCGATACCAAAAGCACCAAGGGTAATTACCATGAATCCATCAAAAATGAACTCATTGATAAGAAGTTCTTTGCCTAACCAACCTGTGATTAGATCAACTCCTAATGCAATTATCATACAAATAAATGACATAAAACCTACAACACTCTTTTCATTGATGTCGTTATTGTCTCTGAATAGATCTTTCCAGAAGCTCATAGTTTTGAGTTTTGTTGTGAACAATTTAATTTAATGCCGCAACTACAACAGTCGTAACTATTGAGAAGAACATCCAAACAGCCCACATCCTCTTTTCTCTCCAATGTTGTTTATCTTCATCTTTAACAAGAGTATCTAATGTTTCTATTTTTTTATCTGATACTACAAGTTTTTCAGACGCATATACAAAATTAGAATCTAGTTTTTGCTTCTCAACCTTTAGAGAATCTATTTCTACTTTATTTACATTGACAGTTTTGTCTAATGCACTTATACTATCTCTTAAGTCAAGGAATTTTTTATTGATCTCATCAGCCTGTTTAACTGTCATTATTACAACAGTGTCCTTACCTATCGTTTTTACCACCGGATACTGGCAGTAACTTGAAAGGCTTGCCAAGATCATCAGCACTGTCAAGCATAATCTTAAGTTCATTGTTTTCACTTTTTAACTGTTTATTTTCTTGTTTCAAAACAGTAATTTGTTTAACAACGGTTTCTACTTTTTGGTTAATTGTGCTATCACTTTTTGCACTTGCTGCACTAGAGGTTGCAAAAGTTTGCTCACTGTGGATAATGATTGAATCAATTTTGTCAATGCTTTCATTTGTTTCGATTTTTGCGTCTATTTTAGGCTGACAACCTATTAACATGACTATTGCTAGAAAGTATAACGTTTTCATAGTATTATTGTATTTTACCAAGTTGTTGTAATACTGCGATCTTAGATGCCAATGCAGATGAAGTGCTATCTGACTTACGTAGTTGCTCAGACATTTGTGATAGTTTTGTTTCTAACTGCTCTATCTTGGCGTTCTGCCTATCTTGAATGGCAGTGTTAGACATTTTGATATCTACATAAAGATATCCTACTGCCACAATACAAATAAACATAAGACCTTTTACAGGATCTTTAGAGAACTCCTTAAAGGTAATAGGAGGCTTTATAGTGCCTGCTACTGATTCTGCTACGGATGCAGCTTTTCTTGCCATTTTATTTAATTTTATATAAATAAAAAAAGGGCTGTATATACCGATATACAACCCTTCAATTACTTTTCAGTAATAAATATGTAGATTATGTGTTTTTTGGTGGAGGAGACGGGACTCGAACCCGTGTATCCATAAGGAACAATAACACCAGCGTATCACATGCTTAGTACTGAATTGTAAGAGACGTGGGTAGTAGCTTTTATCTCTTCTTTGCTCCATCAGTCTTGCGACCAACTCTGTACTGTAATTTGGGGACGTCGGTTTTGGTCGACGTCGCTTCCACCACCTAATTTTTTAGCGGAAACTAGGAAAACCAGAGTGCTGTTCTGTTGCAAGGCTATCAGCTGCCCCTGCGAGGATTAGGCTGCTAGAGCGAACTCCTCATTGAAGATAGAAGCTAAAATAGCTTCACCTTCAGCAATACGTTCTTGACGTGTTGCATTTATTTGTTGATTGTTTGTTTAAAGACGACACGACCAACCGTCTGCATGTAGTGGTACCTTCACATTACGGAGCAATACCTGGCTCCCCCATATATATTAAGCGCCCGTGTAAGAAACAGGCTGTTCAGCCCAATATTCCTTTTCTAACTCTTCTGTCCAATCTGAGAAAGAATCTTCTTCTAGTTCAAACCTGGACTGATCAAAACAATTAAACCCTTCTGGAGGCGTTACTCCTTCTAGGTGGTAATTACCTCGTCTTGTAAAATGAATTACATTATAAAGTTCACCTTCGATTAAGATATTACCATCACCTTTAATACAACGAACTAGCATATATAAAGATTATTTTTTATAAGAAAAGACGTTTCAACGGTAGTCTTGCCCGAGCGTTTCCCTCGACAACCTTGATTGATTACTGGGCAGTAGCAGTACTAGTGCCAGCAATTGTTGCTGAATCAGCTACAACAGTAGTGTCAGCAGTTACAACTGTAGAATCAACAGCTGTAGAGTCTTGAGTAGGTTTAGATTCACCAACTCCGTTGCAAGCAGCAAGGGTAAGAGCTGCGGCAAACACGATCATGATTTTTTTCATGGGTATTTTGTTTTTAATTAATACAAATATAACCAATTTAGTTGATCTTTATACAATCAATCTTATTAGTTGACCACTTTATTTTTGGGTCTCTCTACTTTTGATGATGAGTTCACCGATTACTTCTAACTTTCCAACTAGGCGTTGAAATTCGGTTTGAGTCATTTCCACATCTTCGGATGCTTTAACTAATTTATCTAGTAGATCTTTATACTCTGTCTTTCCTTTCTCAGGATCAAATTTACCTTTCTTAGCTTTGTCATAATAAGGAAGCTTAACTATAAAGTGGTTATAGGTTAGCATAGAAATACCACCTTTCTCTTTGGCATTGTTTGCTATCTTTTCTGCACCATCACGACGCTTGGTAGAAAACTCTTCAAACTTCTCTGATTCGTTTACTGCCTCGTTTAGTAGGTCAATTAGTTTTGTCATATTATTTTAATAGATCGTAATACTCTTTAAAGTGCTTGATGCGATCAGGAAGTCCAATCGTTCCGCCATTTACGCGCTTTGTAACAGAAGTTACTACGGCATCAGTTGCACCTTGGTCAGCAATCTTGTGTAGTCCATTCTTATTAAAGAACCAAGCTGCAGAAAGAAGAGGGTATTTTGTAGCAACTACATCTGGATTGGCTGCAACATCTTCATTGATAGCCTTTCCAAAAGCTGTGTAGTTGTCTTTACCTGTCAATTGAATGTAGCCACGGCCACGAAATTTGTAACCATCTCCAGATGATTCTGGACCGTTACCCATCCTTGATCCGTAAACCAAGTTAGCAATCTTTTCAGGCTTTCTTTCATACAACTTTGCTTTTTCTTCAGTTGGAAAATACTTCTTGAATATACCAAGAAGCCCTTTAGCTCCGTAGTTCAAATTCTCGTTGACTACTTTAAACCCGCCAGACTCATGGCCACATTGTGCCAAGAAGTGAGCAAGTCTAAGTGGAGTATTGATTTCAAATTTAGCTAGAGTGTCTGGGATCTGTGCTATCACAGAGTCAGGAACGTGTCCTTTTAGTTTACTTATATCCATGATTATGTTTTATGGATATAAATATCTAGTAAGCTTATTTGAAGTTGTTAAAAGCCGCTTCTAATTGACCTTTAGACATTGCTCCGGTATGTCTGTAGACAGTGTTTCCTTGATAGTCTACAAGGATAATCGTAGGAATTGAGGTCACCTCATATTTCTGAGACATGCTTGGATCATAATCTACATTGATATCTGTCCATCTTATATTCATTTCTCTTACAGTCTGTTCTACTAGAGGTTTGAATGACTTACAAGGGCCACACCATGGGGCTCCAAAATACAATACTTGCATAATTTACTTTTGATATTTAAATTTAGGTTGTCTAAATACGTCGTGAGTTCTAACAGCTCTGAGAGGCTTGAAGGTATATCCTTGTTTAGGCTTATTCTTCTTTAGCCACTCTTCATAAATATCCTCTCTAGCCCAGTTGTCGGACTGCCTTCTCATTTGCTTTAGTAAGAGATTCCTTCTTTGTTCGTAACTCATAGATCAAATATACAAAACCTGATCTAAACGTAATCAATATTTATTAGAGTATGGTAATAGTTGAACAAATGCCTTGGTTACACTTTGTAAAACTATCTCATATAAGTAAGCTCCCTTTAGAAGAACAAGTTAGGAAATATAGGCTTTACTTATGCGAGCTAGAAACTATCAGAGTCGGTATAGAGTGTGGTGGTAAATCTGCTACTAAAAAAATAGTGAATGAAGGATTTTTGCAACAAGAAGACCTATACTATATCTTACAAGAAGATGGATCAAAGATTTACATAACAGTAGAAAAAATGATATAACATGCCAGATTTACCGATATCAGGGCTTCCTGAACACGACAATTTAACAGGGTCAGAATTATTTGCTATAGTCCAAGGAGGAATTACTAAATACGCAGATCTAGTAGACATTAAAAATTATATGACATCATCAACTCCTGGTTTAGGAGGTTCTGGTTTGGGGTGGGCTCGTTATGATGATACACAATATACTACATCATCATTTCTAACTGTGACTGATGGCACAAATGTAGTTATACCTAATAATGCCGGATCTAGTGTTACTACTTATATAAATTCCTCTGTGGCATTTTATAATGGAACTACTAAAAAAGTACAAACAGAAAATGAAGCTGACGTTTATACTATGATTGTCACTTTCAAAGCTAAAGCTCCGAATGCAAATCAAACTCATATAGATATCTCCTTATCATCAACAGGAGCCACTCCTTATGATAGAGTTTCTAAAAGTTTAACATTCGCTAAAGGTAATAACCAATGGCAAAACTTCTATGAAAGCTTCAGCTTTTACGCAGATGCGGATTTTGTTACCAATGGCAATCAATGGAAAATATATGCAATTGGAGGAGACGTTCATGTTGCATCATGTATATATTTTATTCAGCGAACATTTAATGCAGGATAGTTTATCATAAGCAAAAGATAAATAAAAAAGCCCCTTATTCAGGGGCTTCTTTTTTATGCTAGAGTAAGAATATTACTTACCGAAAGTGTAACGAAGGCCTAGCTGAGCTGTCCACACATCAAACACAGATGAGTTGAATTGATATGTATCACGAGCCAAGAAAGAACCTGTTGCATCTCTCTGTGTAGATAGTCTATATGTTGGAACACCTGCAGCATCACGGCTTACGAAGTTTAGCAATTGAGGTGCACCTGCACGTTGAGATACGCCCCATTTGTTACTCAACATATTACCGAAGTTCAAGATATCTGCACGGATCTGGAAAGCATTACGCTTACCTTTGATCTTTACAAAGAAGTCTTGAGCGGCAGAAAGATCAAAACGGTGTAGGAATGGTAGATCTAACGCATTTCTTTCTGCGTATTGACCCCTACGTGTTTTCAAATATGGATCTTGATTAATGAAAGCATCGAATGCCGCCTGCTGTTGGGCTTCAGTATAAACTGTAGTTCCAACTGTTAATGGAGCAAAGCGAATATCAGATGCTTTATGTGGTACAAATATCAAATCATTATTGCTTACACGGTCACCATTTAAATCACCAGCAACAATATATGAGAATGGATTGTTTTGTGATCCTACATAACCTAAGGTTAATGTAGTAGCAGTACCATATTTCTTATCACCTTCAATACGGTATCCTAATAAACCAACAATACGATTTCTAACTACGAAATCTGAAGTTGTTAAATTAAGAGTATTATTACCGAATACAGATTGAGCTGATTGCCAAGAACCAGAAGCAATAGAACCAGCACTCATGAAGTCTTCAGCTTGAGCATTTGTGTATGCTACATAGCCCCAAATACCTTTAGATACTGGCTTTTCTAATTTGTAAGTGATTGAACGGTTATAGGCACCATTTCTGTTTGTTAAAACAGCAGCCATTGAAACGTTATCATTTACACGAACACCATTGTCATTACCGGCATACAATGGTCTTGTATCAACACCTAATAGATTGCCTACTGGTTTGTCTAGGTTAGCATTGTAATAATGAACAGCATTAAGTGTTTGATTGTATAATACTTCAACACTTGCTACTAAACCTAACCAAGGCAATTTATGCTCTACTGCCAAGTTATTCTTCCATACTTGTGGAAACTTGTAATTAGGATCTGTCAATGCTAGATCAAATGTAGAAGGTAGAGTTGGTGTTGAAGGAATGAAGTACTGGTTTGGATTAGCAGTAAAGCCATAAGCGGCTGCAGCTGCACCAGATACATCAATAAACCCTGACAATACACCATTGTTACCGATCTGGTTAGATAAGAATACAAGAGGAGGGCGGCCAGTAAAAATACCACTACCACCACGTACTTGTGTTTTACCTTTACCTTTTACGTTCCAGTTAAAACCAAAGCGAGGTTCAAATAACAATTGCATTTCTGGCATTACACCTGTATTCCACTTCTCACCATCGGCAAAAGTCATTGCTGTAATGGCTTTGTTCTCTAGAGCTGTGTTATTGATTCCAATAATGTTTGCTCTGATACCAACAGTTAGCTTTAGGTTTTTAACACCATTATATTCATCTTGTAGATAAACATCTGTTCTAGTTGATTCTAAAGTCTGCATTGGTGCAATTCCACCTGGTAAAGCAGAGTAGCGAAGTTGGAAACGTGCAGGTGCAAAAGTTGAAGGACGACCATTATTTGCTAATGATTGATTAGCAGCAGTATAGAAGTCATTCAAACTATTAAAGATATAAACACCATTAGAGGCTGGGAAGAACAAATTGTTTGACTGATATTGTTGGAAGTTAAAACCACCAACTACAGTATGTTTACCAAGATACTTAGTTAAGTTGTTAGTAACGTTAAATGTCCAATAGTCCAATTTGTTATCTGGTGTAAATGGATCAAACCCTACTGAAGTGTAAGTTGCTGAACCTTCACGAATATCAATGGTTGGAAACATTTGACTCATGTAAGCCCTGTTCTCAATTTGCTTGTCGTAAGACACGATCAAGTTATTGTGAAGTGTGTTAGAGATCTTTGAGTTAAGTTCCAATACTGCTGAACGGGTGTTATCCATAATAATGTAACCACTATTTTGGAAACTCATAGCATTAAACTGAGTTGTACGGTTACCAGCACCTGCCGACTGAGAGTTTGAAATATTTATTTCAGCCGATGAGTTATGGTGAACATAACGAGCAGTAAGTTTGTTTTTAGCATTGATGTTCCAATCAACACGAACGAGAAATTTGTTAGACTCATTAGTGTTGGAATACCCTTCCCATGGTCCGGTTGTATAGTTAAACTTCTCTTTCATGAACTTAGAAAGTGAGTCCATTGCAGAGTATCTAACACGAGATACTTGACTTCCTGTTAAAGGAGATCCGGCTGAGATCCAAGTTGTTCCTGGTTCTGTGCGTTCAATCTGCTCATAGTTACCAAATACGAACAATTTGTTCTTGATAATAGGAAGACCTAAACGGAAGCCTTGTACTTTCTCATCAAACTTCTGTGCTGTGACAGTTGTACCACGAGCATTATTACCTACATAACGAGATGAATTATCACGTTGTGTTTGATAAACTGATCCTTCGATATCGTTTGTACCAGAGCGAGTTACAGCATTGATACCAGCACCAGTGAATCCAGATTGACGAATATCAAATGGAGCAATGTTAACTTGCAATTGATCGATAGCGTCAAGAGAGATAGCAGAAGCTCCTGTACGACCACCGGCTTGTGCTGAAGATCCTAGACCGAAGTTGTTGTTGAATTGTGAACCGTCAATAGTGAAGTTGTTCATACGAGAGTCTTGAGCTCCGAATGAAGTACCATTACCAAATGGATTGTACTTAGTAATACCATCGATTGTTCTGGCTCCTGTGATAGGAATAGAAGTTAATTCACGACGACCGAACTGCTGAGCAGCCCCTGTTTTTTGTCTTGAAAAGGCACTATTGCCACTAACAACTACTTCTTTGAGAGCCTTTACCTCATCAATCAAAACGAAGTCAACGTTAGATGTTAAACCTAACTGTGTGTTGACGTCTACAACTTCTCCTTTCTTGAATCCTACGAAAGAAGCGTGGATTGTGTAAGGACCTCCTACTCGAACAGCAGGAAGCACATACATACCTGATTTGTTTGTGGTAGCAGTGTACTCTGTACCTGTTGGAAGGTGGATTGCATGGATTGTTGCACCTACCAACTGATCGTTCTTGTCATTTTTTACTACTCCAGAGATTGCAGATGTTGTAATTTGACCGAACCCTGCAAAGGCACTAAGTAGAAAAAACAACGATAGAATCGCATTTTTCATACGTGTTTTGTTTTGGTTAAAAAATAAAGAGTGAAAAATAATACCCTGGTAAGAACTACCAGAATATAAAGATTTATGTATATAAAACGAAACGTCCATTCTCTAATAAATATTTCCAAGGCCTCCAGGTTCCGTACCAAGTATTAACAGAATATTATCAATTTGATAACGGAGCCTTGATAGAAGGGTGTGATTTGTAGTTCTCCAAAGTAAGGTGTTCTACAGAATATTCAGGTAAATTCCCCTCATGTCTTATCACTTCATTTGAAATTTTTAATGTAGGCAATTCAAATGGCTCTCTACTGATCTGCTCTTTTGCTTGATCTACATGGTTCAGATATAAATGGGTATCCCCTAGACTACCTACCAATTGATCAGGAACCATGTTCACTTCTTTGGCTATAATTTCAAGTAGCAGTGCATAACTTGCAATGTTGAATGGTAAACCTAAGAACGTATCTACTGAACGTTGATTCCACATTAGTGAGATTGCTCGTTTAGGTATATTATGTGATTGTAATTCCTCACTTAATCCACCGCCGAATGGAACAATATCATCAACCATTGATTTGAATCTATCATCACCAACTTTCTTTTTTAATAAATTCCATCTCTCTCCGATGATCAATTCTCTTGTATAAACTTGAAAACCGTAATGACAAGGTGGTAAAACCATTTGGTCTAATTCACCTACATTCCAAGCATTGACCATCATGCGTCTACTATCTGGGTTTGTTTTGAGTTGCTCGATTAGGTTTGTGATTTGGTCTATATAATCTATAATATGGAGTGTTTCTTTATGTTCTGTATCTTCTACTTTCCTATATCGTTTCCAACTTCTCCATTGCTTACCGTAAATTGGACCTAAGTCGCCCCATTGCTTAGCAAACTCATCATCGGTTTTGATCTTGTTAATGAACTCTTCTTTTGTTAAATAATGTTCATGTCCTACTGGAGCGTTATGTAAATGTACTTTATATGCATCTCCATCCCAAATATGACATCTATTATCAACAAGATATTTGATATTAGTATCACCTCGTAAGAACCACAATAACTCTGTTACCATAGTTTTCCAAGCCATCTTCTTTGTTGTTAACAAAGGAAAGCCTTCTTTCATATTATGTCTGATAGTATAGCCAAAGATTGACTTGGTGCCAGTTCCTGTACGATCTTTCTTTTCTACGCCATAGTCAAGTATGTCTTGAAGTAGTTGTTGATACTGCTTATCTATATTGTTCATAGTTTGTACTTTCTTCCTTTCTCTGTTAGACCGTATACAATTTCACCTGATTCGTTGATTAGTGCTTCTATGACACCTTTGTCAATCATGCCATTTAAAAGGTCTTGGGTGTATTTAAGGCCAGCATCATCATAACACTTTTCTATCTCTTCCATAGTCAACATAAATGTGTCCTTATTTCCAATTATGTATTCGTTATAACTTTCTACAGCTGTCTGATATATATTTTCATACCAATACTTTAATAACTGGGCTGGTGTTTCATCGTTAGGTGTTTCTTTAAGAGTGTTGACTAGCAACTTACCATACTCTTCACCTGATTGTATATTATCTAGCATAGTTTACTCTTTTATTTTTAGGCCGTAGTTCATATCAAACATAGCCATTTCAGACTCTGCTTGTGTTTTTAGCACGTTTAAATGACGCTTTATGAACTTTGTACCCCAGTCTACCCACTGTTTGTTTTCTTTTTCAGTCATTGTCCATTCTTGGTACCATTCATCTTTTCTACCAACAATGTCTTCATACTTAACATCGTGGCCAGCAATTTTGAACATTTCATTGATCAACGCTTTCGTGATCTGTTGTTTGTCTAATCTTCCCATAACATTTATTTTAATCCCACCACCTCTCAATATATTGATCGAGAAGTTTAAATAGAATACGTTTTGCTTTATCGTGTTTTTTTACACCTTTATCTATTTGCTCTCTAGTGATCTCATCATCACCAATAAATTCAAATAGATATTCTTCATCTTGCACTTTCTTCATTAGTCTAGCACACAGCATCATTCTATCAGCATCATAATCTGCCATAGTATGATTGCCTGTTTTACGAATTGTCTCAGACATTATAATCAACTTGTGCCTAAGTATCTCAAATATATAGTAGTGATCCCACTGTTCGTCTTTCCATATAATAGGAATCCAACGAAGTAGGTTCTTAGTGCGTCTTATGATTCTTCTGATCCTCCACATACATAACAAATATACAAAAGGGTTTTGACAAAAGGATCACAATCTTATAAGTGGTACGTCTAATTTGGTATGGAGTACATGTCTAGGTTGGCCTGACTTTGTAAAACCTATACTATAGGCTTTGTGCTTAATGATAGGAGTCACTTCTATTATTCTAGACTCTTCAGGATTATTTCCCCAGATACACAAGATCTTCTTACAAGTGATAGTCATTCTTTGAATCCACTTATCATTTTCTTCAAGTACAGGATTCTCTACTTCTTTTAGTAGTTTAGGATCTGGACTAATGTAACTATATAGATTAGTTATAAAGAGGCTATCAAAACCTTCACGCTTTGCAATTTTTGATAATGCTGACACTGTTAAGTTCTTACCGTCTTTTGTTATAGACGGGTTTAACCCAACTACACCTAAAGGGTTTTGCATAGACTGTTCATAGAACCAACTAGCAAACTGGTGTTTACCGCAATGACTCTTGAACTTTTCTATATTTAGCATCACGACGTTCTTTCATTAAGTCTCTAACATGTACAAATAGTTCATGAGTAGTACCGTCAAATGTTTCCATGATCTGGTCTAACTCATCGTATGTAATTCCTGTAACTACTCTAATCTCTTTACGAAGGTCTTTGATAATTTGCTTCTCATCTTTCTCGTAGTCGTCCATCAATCGCTTGTACCTTGTTCTAAACAAGCTAACATCATCTAGCATATCTTCGTAATACTTCTTGCCTTTGATCTTGTCTTCAAGAAGATAGTTCTCATGCATTGCTTGATAGTAATAATCAGAGTGCTCGAAGTCACCATTGAGTATTCTCTCTTCTAGTGGCTTTTTGTTGTGTAGTGTTTTTCTGTAGAGGTACCTACGCCACCATTGAAATTGGTTGTAGGTTTTCTTTTGCAGTTTAGACAACTCGGCCTCTAGAAACTCTCTAGATTGTAATACAGGAAATAGCATAACTTTTATTTTAGTAAACTAATAACAATAACTGTTGATTGCAATATAATAACAAATAATGCAAATACGAGAGTTAAAAAGTAAGTAGCCTCTTCAATTTTGTGTTTCATAACCTTTATTTAAGCATGTTGTAATGTCTTGGATAGATATGTAGATTAGTAATGAACCAATGCATATCACCTACTTCATAGCCAGTCTTTTCAGATACTAGCTCCATTAGTTTAGCAAAAGTGTATTGATCATTACAGAATCCGTAAACTAGGTCAATTGATCTAGCAAATACAGTTAGTTGTAACTTATCATCTTGAATATAGAAGTTAAGTACATCATTACAAGGTGTGTCGTATTTGTATCGATCTAACTCGTCTAGATTATAATGTACTACAATAGCTCTACGTGTTTCTTTGTTAGTCTTAAGATCTTCAATGATACGGTTTAGTTGATCGTTGTAATTCCAGAAGTAGCCATAGTTAGAGTTTACTTCTGTTGTACCTGGTACCATCATTTGTTTCCAGATCTTGGCACGTTCAGATATTTCTGAAGCATCACGATCACCTTTGAGATACCAATCCCATTCGTAGTCAGCGTAGTCTTTGTTGAACTTACGCTCAGGTGTTGTTACAACTTTATCTTTAGGATTATCGATAGTAAAAGATACATTGAACATTGCTTTTGTGCCAGCAAAGTCTTGACCATTTGCCATGATATCACGAAACAAAATCTCGAATGCGTCGGTTGCGTTATTGTACCTCATACTTCTCTACTTGTATAAATTGTTTAAGAAAGTTAATACCTTCAGTGCTTCTGTATTCATTCAAATATACAACACGTTTGATTCCGGATTGCAGTATAAGTTTAGAGCAATCTAAACATGGGCTAAGTGTTAAGTACAAAGTAGACCCATCTACAGAGTTGCCTGTTTTGGCAGCTTTTAAGATTGCTCCCATTTCCGCATGAACAACATATGGTAAAGTAACATTGTCTTTTTCACAACAATTATCCATTCCTGGAGGTGTGCCATTGTATGACATGCTTATAATATTACCGTCTTTAACTAATATTGCACCTACTTTAGATCTATTACATTTAGACATAGTAGATATCTCTTTAGCTATGTTTAAAAAAATAGTATCTAGTTGTTTTTGGCTTGGCATACTCTTCCTTTTTTATATCCTTCTGGTATTTCTTTACCTTCTTTGATTAATATGTTGTTGACTCCGTTTGTATACCAATGCTTGGGGTGGTACTTTCTTGGTAATAAGCTAATTCTTTTGAGATGTCCTGATTCTACATTGTTCTTTCCTTGCATTGCTCCACCTTTTATACAAACTTCTCTTCTAAGTTCTTCATTAAAAAAACAGTTTAGTTTGTTTTCTCTACATACTTTAGCTGCAATTTGTCCAGCCAGTTTGTTATCAGACATGGATTGTATTTTTTTCATGAAGCCAGAATCTGCATTTATTTTCCCTTGTCTTTTTCCATTCATTGATCTTATTTCATTAATCAACTCTTCTTTTGATATTTGCCCAGATAAACATCTCCAAGCAATAAAGTCTTCTTGCATACCATATTTTTCCCATAATAGTCTATGCTCTTCTGCATGTTCTTCTAATGTTACTAGTTTTATATTTGAGGGATCATCAGATCCTCCTGCGTGTTTAGGTACTATATGGTGTTTGTACAATTTATTCATAAAAATAAAAGGTCCCAAAAAACAGAGGAGCTACTACCTTCCTAAGTCTTAGGGGACCAATAAGTTTATTATAGATTGTTGGTAGTAGCAACATTCTATCTATAATAAATATCTACAACTTACAATCCTGTTGAACCAAAACCGCCCTTTCTCTCAGTATTGTTCTCTATATTATCAACCTCTTCTACGTCAAAGTAGCATACTGGAATAAGAACAAATTGTATCAACTTTTGACCTGTTGCTACTGTTTGATCTTTGTCAGATATGTTGATAACATGGAGATGTATCTCCAACCTATAGTCTTCATCAACTACACATGCACCAACTTGTAGACCTTGCTTAGTAGCAACGCCTGATTTGTTGAATGCAATTAGTGCATAGCCTCTTGGCACTTGTGCTTTGATTCCTGAAGGAATTAATACTGATTGGCCTGGTTTTAGGACAACGGTTTCAAAGTCTTCAGGCACATAGAAGTCAATACCTGCTGATACAGAGGTACCTCTACTTGGTGTTTTTACGTTTCGTAACTTTTGTACTTTCATCGTGAATAGCATTTTGATAGTCATTTAATGAAGCAATGTAAGCAACACAATCTAAGAGGTTGTCCTCTTTGTGATTGTAAGCTTGTCTCGACAACTTCAGTGCGATCATGCAGTTGTACATGTCCACAGCAGTTAAGTCTTTTCTTGATAACAATGATGCAATCTTGGCTGCCTCTTGCATACCTTCTTGCATTGGCCCATATTGACGGGCTTTCTCTTCGGATCTCTTGTAGATGATCTCGTTAGCTTGTTCTAGTATATTCATAACTTTGTTTTATATATAACAAAACCAGAGAAGTCAGATCCTCCAACCTCAACGTCTTTTAGCTTCCAATTTGGTCCTAATTGAGATAGTCTTTTTACAACTATCGTTTTATACAATGCGCTCTTTTGTGGATCTGTTTTAGTCAATAAATTCTGAGGATCTTTATTAGCTGCAAAGAATACAAGTGCTTCTGTTTTTGGATTGTCTTTCACATACTGTAACACTATATCAGTTACTGTTTTAAGTATTTTGATTAGTTCTTTGTATGTCGCCTTTTTATATTGTGATTGTTCTCCTTCTATTGTATATTCTACATTAATGGTATTAGGCCTTTTAGTAGGTATATTTAAAAGCTGGAACTCTCCAAAAGGTATTACAGATAATTCTACAGTTACTTGCCAACCTTGATCTGTAGTAAATGTATTGTTAGAATACGAGTAAGCTTCTACACCTTCTAGATCTCCAACTTCGTTGAGTATATTCAACAAACTAGTTCTCATCTCTAGTAGGCTAAGTTTATTCATATTGGATAAATATAAAACAGATTGGTGAAATGATAAAATCATTCTCCTAAGTACCTAGTGATATCACTCTTATCACCCCACTCTCGTTGAGAGTCTACGTCACTTGGCTTGATTGTTGGCTTAGGCATGTTTCTTGCAACATTCCAGAACCAATCTCCTAAGTTGCCGTAACGTTTCATATAGTCCCAACCTTTTGCGTCATAGGTCTTGATACAATCAAATGGAGTATCGATGTCTGCTTCTTTTAGAAACTCTTTATGGTATGTATAGAATTTAGCTCTACCAAGTTCACCTGGTTGTACATTTCTTGCAACAGCAACTGCGTTAAAGTTTACATGAGGAAGTGCTATCTGTAAAGTTCTTGATAGAACACCTGTAGAAAATACACTCCACATTGTTTCTACACGCTTGTCTTTAAACGCTTCATGAAATATCTTGACTCCTCCTGCTACTACTTGTTCATGCTTAAGACCAAAAGGTAGATATTTTGCGCCTATCTTTTGAGCAAACTCTTTTGCCCAACCGTTAATAGTTGGCATTGCAGGTGTTTTTAAGAAGATAGGTGTTGCTCCATCTTCAATTACACGTAGTTGATGTTCAGATGCTTCTTTAGATGCCGGCATAAACAACACTAACTTCTTGTTATACTTCTTAGCAAGGTAAGTTAATGAATAAGGAGCATAGCCTGTTCTAGGTGCAACATAAACTAATGTGTCTTCTTTGACTTGACTGATCATAAAGTCACCCATCTTAGCTTTAGTCCCGTATTGAAACTCGCCGTCGTCTACAATAGTAAACCCTTCTACTTGTTTTAACTTAAAGTCAAAGTCTGGTGTGTAGTCCTTTGTCATTTCAAGATAGTAGTTTAAGTCTCTACCATCTGACATGTCTAGATTAGACTGATCTATCGCTTTGTTTATAAACATTAATTACTGTTTTTTATCTTGAAGGTCCTTACTCAATTGACTAATAGGTACAGGAGTTCCTACAGGATAAGGAAAGCCTTCTTTAGCAGCAGTGATAGATGTCATTCCTGATTTAACAGGAATTGCTTTGCGAAGTGGAACTGCCGCTTCATTAAGAGGTCCATATACTTTTGCTAATACGATACCTGAAGATGTTGTATCGAAGATAATACCTGGCATTGCAAACATGTTACTCTCACTTGTACTTGCTGAATCAAGGTTTATAACAAATGCACGATTTACAGGCGGTAATAATTCCCACTCATTTGTTGATGGATTAAATTGAGGTATCAATTTTGTTGAATCATAGTACCAAAATAAGGACCATACAGTTTTATCTGTCCCATCAGGTGTTTGGAAGTTTTCGCTTACATTAAATTGTCCATAAGTTCCACTGATTCCTTGCATTGCTAAATTGGAAATAGATGGTCCATCTAGTACAGGACATATTGCGCACCCTTCATCATACT